TTCTTAAAGACTCAAATCCCAACAGGAGATCAAGGATAATATAAACCAAATAAATAAATCAAATCTATGAACACTCAAGAGTTATTAGAAAAGTTGCATGAATTATTTGAAACACTAACAGCAGAACACGCCAAAGGTTCTAAAGCAGCACAAGGACGTGCTCGTAAAATTGCTGGCGAAGTTAAGAAAGTAGCTAACGAATATCGTAAAGCTTCTGTTGCTGAAGGTAAAGCTCAATAATTAAGCAAAAGGTTATGGGGAACGGGAGTGTTCCCCTTATAACTTTAAAAATTAAAATTATGCCATCAAAAGCAGTATTAGATAGAGCAGAAGACGTTTACCAGGCGATGAAAAAAAATCGTAAGAATATCGTAAAACGATATGGTAAAGAGGCTGAAAATGTAATGCGAGGTCGTGCAATGAACACAGCTAAAAATCAAGTTAAGACTATGAACGAAAATCGATTAAAAGAAATTATCAAGAAAAAATTATCTACCAATCCTAAAGAAATTGAAGAAGGAAAGACAGGTAGAGTATTAGGCGGACTAGCTTTATTCGCAGCACTAATGGCTGGAAATAGAGCATTACTTGATGCTGAACCACGTATGGCTAAACTTAAAACAGCATACGAACAAGCTGAAAAAGCTGGAGACACAGCTAGAATGAAAAAAATCGAAGACGCTATTACTAAACAAGAAATTTATCTAAGCACAGGTCAAGGTGAAGAGCAAAGCATAGATGAAAAAAAAGCAAAACCTGATTATCTTGATTTAGACAAAGATGGTGATAAAAAGGAATCTATGAAAAAGGCAGCTAAAGACGCTAAAAAGCCTGTAAAAGAAGATCACGGATGTATGTCATGTGACTCTCCTGAAATGGACTATGAAGGTGAAATGGCTAAGTCAGAATTATACAAGCTTATCCAAAGCGCAGAAAAATTATTTATGATGCTAGATGAGGATACTCAATTAGAAGCATGGGTTCAAAGCAAAATAACTAAAGCTACAGACTATCTCAATTCAGTAGAACAGTATTTAGAATACCAATCACTAGCACATCATTCTCCTAATATTGAAGAGGAAAAATTAGTATATTACTTAGATAAATAAAATGGCAAGTAAACAGGAATTAATAGATAAGATTGAAATTATAGCAAGACGAGTATATTCTGCTAAAACTAAGGATAATACATTGGGTGTATCACCTAAAGATGTTGATTTTGATAAAGAATTATTTCCTATACTAATTAAATTTCCTACTCTTAAAACAACAATTGTAAATCTCCTTACAGACCAATATGGAGATTTTGTTAAAGATATTTGGTGGGTAGCTCCTCGTCCAACAACATTTAAAATAGTATTAGCTAACGACCAATTTTTCTATCTAATATACAATGAACGCTCATGGGTTGCTAAAGTAGAAGGTAAAAAATACTATTTGGAAAATATATCAGATGAAGAAAATGCATCCAATGCTATTTCTCGTATATTATCTTATGGTAGCAAAGAAAAAGAAGAACCAAAACCTGAAGACGATACTGTAGCAGCCCCAGATTTAACATCAGTCCCAGTCGGAGGAGCACCAGCAGAAGATGAAACAGTTCCTGAACCTGGAACAGAAACACCTCCGCCAACAGAAGAAGTACCTGAAGAATTACCAGTATAATGAATAAGGAAACATTTTTTAAGTTAGTTTTACCTTGGTTATTAGTAGTATTACTATCATCGTTATTGATTGCAACTAACATTACTCCTAAACCAGAAATAACAACATTACCTCCTGACAATCGTATTGATAGTTTACATCACATAGTTGATTCACTTGATAGTCATATTGTTAAATTAAGACATGATTATGATAGTGTTCAACAAAATACAAAAGATTCAATAATTTATATTCGAACAAAAAATGCTAAAGACATTAGTAATATTCCTAGCCTCACTTTTGATCAGCGCGACAGCTTATGGTCAACATTTGAACCCTAAGAGAATTGTATTTGAAAAAGATACAGGTATATTCTTTACTTCAACTCAAGAAATTAGACTTTTAGTTAAATTAAAACAACTAGAAGCATGCCAGGAAGAAAAAGCACAATGGATTCTTTATGGTAATAACGCTGATAAGCAAGTAGGTGAAGAAAGAATAGCATATGAGCGTTTAATGAAGGAATATATCGCTTTAGAAGGTATTGCTAAAGATTTTGAAGACAAATATAGAGAAGAATTTAGACTACACCAAGAAACTAAGAATGCTTTAACAATCCAAATTGACAAAAAACGAACTTGGATTAAAATAGCAGTTGGGTCACTTTTAGTTAATGGAACTCTTATATATATTATAAGTCGATAATATTTATAGGTATAATATTTTACCTATGAATAAATGCGATTGTGGGGCTCCACTATTAAACGAATCTAAACAGTATCAAGTTCCAATTACTGAAGCAATGCGTTATCATTTGAGTAACAGCATTCAAATACATGACAATATATTTCGTCCTGGATCTAAATTACACGTTGATTTAATTCACGAAGCTCGAGTACTATGGGTACAAGGAGTAATTCAATTACAAGACGCCGATAAAAGATTATTTGAAAATACAGACCTAGGTAGATTAGGTTTGTATGAAGGTAAAATAGTTCCTTTAGATCTTCCATTAATGGAAATGATTAATGAAGAAGATTTAGAAGAAGAAAAAAAACAACCTGCTCTAGGAAAACCAAAACGTGGTGGATCTAAAAAATTCTATGTTTACGTTAAAGACCCTAAAACCAAACGTATTAAAAAAGTATCATTTGGTCAAGCAGGTATGTCTGCTAAACTAAACAATCCTAAAGCTAGAAGAGCATTTGCAGCTCGTCATAAGTGTGCTCAAAAGAAAGATAGAACAAAAGCTAGTTACTGGTCATGTCGTCTTCCTCGCTATGCGAAATTATTAGGATTTAAAACAACATTTTCAGGATACTGGTAATATGGAACTTAAACAATTAATAGAACAAATTCTTGAAGAGGAAAAGAAAAAAGCAGATCGTTGCAAACGTATTGCGGATCGTAAATACGATAAACCATCTGCTTATAAATCAGGCTCTATTGTTAGATGTCGTCAAGGTAAAATTTGGAAAGGATTAAAAGAAACAGATGACCCTCAATCAGGCAAAGCAGCTCCATATGGATCAGGATATGCTAGAGTTAAAGAAATAATCCAAAAAGTATTAAACGAAGATGAATCATTGCATAAATGGTTTAAACGTAGAGGAGCACCAGGTAAAGAAGGTGGGTGGGTAGATTGTAATACATGCCGTAATGGTAAATGTAAACCTTGTGGTAGAAAAAAAGGTGAAGACCGAGCTAAATACCCATCATGTCGCCCTACACCAGCCCAATGTAAAACCAAGGGTAAAGGTAAAAAGTGGGGGAAGACCAAATAGTTAAATATATTTATAACAAATTATTCTCATGAAGAAAGTTTCTATATTATTAGAACATATTAATAAAAATTATGACTTTTTAGTAGAAGCATATAGCAAAGATATAGTTGACAAACTAGTCACGAAATTTACAGCCCAAGCAGACGCATTTAATATACCGGACATTACAGACGAAAAATTAAAAAAGTATATTGAATTTTTTGATAAACTTAGACAATCAGGCGCAGTTACACCATCCGATATTACTCAATATGATTTAGATGATCTTATAAGAGTAGTAACTAGTAAAAAGAAATTTGCTCCTGAAGAGGATGAACCCGACACTAATTTCTCAGATGTAGCCTATCAATCCGAAGACGGATCTATAACTGCATGGAATGGAGCAAGACAAGAAAATTGTGTAAGATATGGAGTAGACCAACCAGAAGGTACTAGCGGTGGTAGCAGATGGTGTATTACACAACCTGGTGGATCATTTTGGGGAAACTATAGATACGGAGCAGAATATGGATACCCTACATTTTACCTGATTAAAAACAGAAATCTCCCAGCAAATAATCCATTAAGTTTTGTTGCTGTTCAAATATTACAAAACGGAGAATACAGATACACTAATAGAGAAAATAGACCAGGAATGTCTGAGAGGATGAGTTGGTCTCAACTTAATCAAGAAATTCCATGGTTATCAGAAATTCCTAATTTACGTAATATAATTAAATGGATACCTTTTACTCCTGAAGAAGAAAGACGAAGAGGGGTTAAATCCTTAAAACTAGACTATAACCAGTGGTTAGTACTTCCTGTAAATCAAAAAATAAAGTATTTAACTAAATATAAAAAAGAGGACCGTCCGTTTACTGATTTAAGTATGGGTGCGTTTTTATCTAAAAAATTACCTGGCAATAATTTAAAAGATGTAGCTGAAGAAATAGCAAGAACTTATGGAGTATTAGATTTAAATGATTTATTAAACTACATAGACTTTTTTACCCCAACTAATCAACGATCTATTCTTCATCAATTAACAAATAGAGAAGAAGGGAACGTACGTCAAAAAATAAACATAAAAAATCTTGCATCACCCGATTTGCCCTTTTCTATTAAAAAAGAAATAACCCGCAATAAAATATGGGACACATCTTCAGAAGGTGGTGATGTGTATTTAGTTAATGATAAATTAGGTAATGAAATAATAGTACGAGTAGTAATTGATCCTGGTAGTGGAAAAATATCAATGGGTGTATATAAAGACGGAGGTAGTTATCCCTCTGTAGCGATAAATAAAACCACTGCCCAATTATTACTAGCATACCCAGATCTAGATAAAATACCATTTAAAACTGCTTTGGATCTATTTAAAGAGGGAGTAGTTGGAAGAGCATTTATAAATAAAATAATAGAAAAAGCCAAAGAAGACCCAGACTCAGCTATTACACTTCAAACATTAGAGAATGGAAACCAAATTATTATAGATGGAAATACATTTACTGCTTGGAAATTAGAAGGAAATGCAATAGAATCTATTCCTTTTAATAGTGAAGAAGCACAAGCTGCATTGGCTGCATCTGAAAATAGTGATGGGCTAAAACGAGCAGCATACGATTTGATAAAAAATGGGAGCCAGATTCCTTCAACTATAGATAAAGAACCATTTTTTAATCTATTAAGGGCTCTTCCTTATTCTGAAAGAACAGGATTTCAAGGAGATAATAGCTTGGTTTTAATGATAGGAGATAGACTATTTTGGGTAAGTAATACAGTATTACTTACGGCTCCTGCAGCAGAAATTGGATACAATGGAAATAATTGGCGTTCATTTGATAGATATGAACCTTTAACAGAAGGAGACTGGACTGCGTATTTTGAATATTTAAGAAGTAAAAATGCAACATATAACGACACTGCTCTTGAAAATATGTTAGATAACGCCGCGCACAGATATACACTGGCTATGGCTGGAAAAAGAATGTTTATAAGTAGCAACCCACCTTTAAACCTAGCAAATAATTTCCGCCCAGTTCTTATAACAAAGAATGGAGAAGAAATTCCTACACTGATAAATTTACGCAATCCATCAGATAGTAGAGCAGTAGGAAAACGAGGCTCATTAATTAGAGCATCTATACCTCCTGCTTTAGCTAGACAATTAGTAGGAGCAGCACAACCCGAAGCACCAGCAGCTGGACCTGCAGCAGCCGGAGCAGCTGAACCAGCAAGAAGAGGTAGACGTCCCGGAGGCCAAAACGTTGCCGCACCTCAACCAGCAGCGGCAGCAGGAGTAGATGCAAACGCAGGAGTAGAATTTGCAACTACTATAGGAGGACTTCCTGAATATGGCCAGGCTTTAGCTACCTCATTTGATGGTTTACCTATTTGGGCTAAACGTCCTTTAACTAGAGTAAATGCTGTTCCTATGAATAACGATAGAGGAGCATCTCGTCGTAATAATTTATTACGAGGAGCAGGTCGAGTAATAGGTGTATTTGAATCTGTTAATACTCCAAGTAAAGCATATGTTATAAGATTAGCTAGTGGATTAATAGTAGTTTCTATTGTTATTCAACCTGGTAATGCTCACTTAATAATGAGACCAAATGGAAACTATATAAGATTAACAGACCCATCTACTTTAGCAGCCACATTGCAACAAAATGACTTAAATGAGGAATTAACAGAAGTCACAGTTAGATTACATATGGCTCATGACCCATCAATGATTAAAAAACCCTAAAAACAAAATAAAAATGAAAATCCAAGATTTAAAACGTATCATTAAAGAAGAGTTAGCTAAAGTATTAGCAGAAGCTGAAACAGCACCTGCACCAGTTAAAACTCCTGCTAAGCCTACTACCAAACCTGGCAAACCAAGTCCATTAACTCCTCCTAAAGACGCTCCAAAGACTAAACCAAAAGCTAAAGGAGAAGTTAAAGAAACTAGAGAAGAAACTTTAGTAAAAGGAATAATGAATAAGTACAAAAAACTAAAAAAATGAAGAAACTTCACGAAATGAAATACAGCGATATCTTTAAAGACCCAGAAACACTTTCTGGTATTGAGAGGAGAAACGCTGAAGCTCGAGCTCGCTTATTAGGTAATGATTCATTAATGCAAATAATGCAAAAGTCTCAAGCATTACTTAGTCAATTAGTACAAGCCGAAGCACCATACATTCCAGAACTAGAAAATCTAGCTGTAGAAATGGTAAAAAGCATGTACCCGATTATTGATGAATATAATATTGAAATTGAAGCTACATTAGGGATGGGTCAATTACCTCCTAAAGATGATGACGAAGATGAAGAAGAGGAAGAAGAAGGAATGGAGCAACCTCAAATTCCATCACAAGATCAACCTGATCTTAAAAATGATGAGATAGCTAAAAGACGCCTTATTAACGCTATTACTCAAGGAGCATCAATCCAGGGTTCATTAGATAGGCCATTTATGGATTTCTTAGATGATGTAGATGATAACCTATTACAAAGATATAGCGCTGTAATGGCTAACTTAGATGACTCAGTTACTAAATATGGTGATTCATTAAAAAAGGTATTTGGTATATTTTATGATAAAGAAGCAGTAGCTATGTTGTTAGCTATGCTAGCTGGAAATCCTGGAGGAGCAGCAGCATCTGGCAAGGGTGGAGAATCTGAAGCAGATTTTGATGATGATGGTAACTTAAAAATTAGAGCAGCCGGTATAATATTCCCATTTTTAGTTCACGAAATTATTAAAGGATTATTTGAAATCATTTCACTTCAAGGATTTACCAAAGATGCAAGTACAAACATGGACGTAGTAGCAGCAGCTGATAAATTAGAGCATGAACCAGAAGATTTTGGTACAGGTACTCATATATTAGCTGATTTAAAAGCATTACATGCTGGAGCTAATGTTCGCGATAAAATTTCATTTGAATTATTTTTAGCTAACTTATACCGCGAAGATGATGCTGCTGCATTTGTAGCATTTATCGAAAGTTTATTAAATAATAGATTAACAGCATCTCAAAAACAATGGGCTGAAAGTCATATGGAGCCAGCCCCAGACGAAAATGAAGATGATGATATTGATAATATTAGTTTAGCTGATTTAGGTTTAGAAGAAAATAAAAAACCTTATAAAAATCTTAAAGAAACTAAAGATTATATTATTCGTGAATTTAGTAAAAATGTAGATCCTACTGAATTAAAATGGCATCGTGATAAAGAAGATCGTATTGTAGAAATTGTAGGTAAAACTGATTGGAAAATTCAATTAGAAAATCAATTACCAACTTCTATAAATGAATCAATATTTATACCAAAAGGCGAATGGCATCGTTTAATTAAAGGAAACGACAAATTAGTATTAAAAATATACAAAAAATGAAACGTTCTCGTTTAATAGAAATAATTAGAGAAGAACTACAATTAGTCTTAAAAGAGGAGTCCACTCAATATAATTTTGAGGGACTCCTCCAAACAGACACTTCTGTAGACACGGGTCGTCCTCAAAAAGATATTTTGTCTGACATCCGTTCTTTACCTGGAGTAACAATTGTATCTTCTAAGGATTATCCTATGCAAGGACAAGAAGTATTCGCATTTAACAACCCTAACTATTACTCTATAGTTAAAGTAAAAATAGACCCTCACCCATATCCGTCAGGATTCCAAGATGAAGATTTACAACAACTTTTAAGAGATATTAGAAATATAGAAGGAGTTAAAAATTTTAAGTTAAATAAGCCCGTAGAAAAAACAACAGTGTAAAAATAATTAGGATTACTAAGTAATCCTTTTTATATTTACAGCAAAATTCTCAATATGAGTAAAATAAAAAGATTATTCTTTGACATAGAAACAAGCCCAAATATTGGCTTATTCTGGTCAGCCGGTTTTAAAAAAACCATTAGCCCCGATAACATTATTAAAGAAAGAGCTATTATTTGTATAGCATATAAGTGGGCTGATGAAGATAAAACATATGTTTTAACTTGGGATAAAAATCAAAACGATAAATCTCTTCTAGAAAAATTTATTAAAATTGCTAACGAAGCAGATGAATTAATAGGACATAATGGAGACAGATTTGATCTACCATGGATCAGAACAAGATGCTTATATCATCGAATCCCAGTATTCCCTAATTATACAACATTAGATACACTTAAAAACGCTAGATCTAAATTTAACTTTAACAGTAATAAATTAGATTACATAGCTAAATTTTTAGGAGTAGGAGAAAAAATTCACACAGGTTATGACTTGTGGAAAAATATAGTTTTAAATAAAGACGCAGAGGCATTAAAAGAAATGTCGGAGTACTGTATGAACGACGTTGTTATACTTGAAAAAGTATATAACGAACTTGCAAATTATATTCCGAATAAAACTCACCATGGTGTAGCTATGGGTGGAGAGAAATGTTCATGCCCTGAATGTGGTTCTGACAATATGGCTTATTCTAAAAAACGCTTATCAGCTTTAGGATTAGCTCGAATACAAACACAATGCCAAGAGTGTGGTAAATACCATACTGTATCTGAAAGAACATATCAAAAATATTTACAAACTAAAGAAGAAAATGAAAATCAATTACCCTAAAACACGTATTTTTGAAAATAATGGTAGCGAAGGAGAAGACGGACCAATAGTCCCTGCAGAAACCCCTTCAACCCCCCCTGGTGAGATTAGTAAAGAAGAAGCTAAAGACTTGATTAAAGCAACTAACGGTAAATTCTTTACAGTAACATTTATTAAAAAAGATGGTACTGAAAGAGTAATGAATGCTCGCTTAGGAGTAAAAGTATACCAACGTGGTGGCCAGCTAGCATATGATGCAGAAGAAAAGGGACTAATTCCAGTATGGGATCCTAAAGCACACAATGCAACCGGTCAAGGATATAGAATGATATCTATAAATACTATCACTAATTTAAAAATAGGTAAAAACGAATATACAGTTATATAAGCACATATATTTATAATAAAACATAACTAAAATGAAATTAGAAAATTTACGCTCTTTAATTCGTGAATCTATTAACGAATATATCAAAGAAATTGATGACCAAGGTACTGGTGCTATGTACGAGGCTAAAAAAACAGCTTGTGAAGAAGCTATCAGAAAACGTGAAGATAAATTACGTAGTATTGATGAGAATGAAGAATTAAAAGAAATGGTTGATGGTGCTAAGTTAAAAGAAATTCAAAAAGAAATCGCTGAACTTAAAAAGTATCACAGTAAACTAGAAAAACTTCAAGGTAAACATGCTAACAAAGGTAAGAAAAAAGAAGTAACTACTGATGCTGTAACTGAAGACACACCAATTGATGAAAATGATGTAATGGGAGAAATGGATTTAGAAGAAGCTAAGAAAAAAGGTAAAAATAGAAAAAACACATTTGGTGTAGATAACATTGATGCTGGAGAAGAAGATAACCCATTTGATAAAGGTAAAACAAAACACCAACCAGTAGATGAAGATGACATGCCTAAAGTACAAAAAATGGGTGGAGCCTCTAACTGGAATGATAGACAAAGAGGTTTATCTTGGAACTCAGACCAATTATATGATGATGCTCAACTTGAAGAAGGAACACTGAATGAGTCATTCATTAGAATGCAAAAAATTGCTGGTATTATTAAGTAATATTAAAAACATATTTTTAAAATTAGGCTCACAATAGTGAGCCTTTTTTAATATTTATAGGTATGAAATTAATTAATATATTAAAAGAAATTATTAATGAGGGAGTTATTAGAAGTAAAGACGGCCGTTTAACTTTAATACAAACAAACAATCCCGGAGATTTACTAATTACTACTAATGGCGACACACAAAGAGAAGGCAACACAATATATTATACTTTTGAATATAACCCCCAATATGAAAATGGAGAGGAAATTAAAAAAGTAGCAGACGATATAAAAAATTTAAAAAATATAAATGAAGAAGAATTATATAATATCACTCTTAATTCAATCCGCTCAGTGTTTTCAAAAAGTTTTACCCCAGATGTAGTATACTATTTAGGTTCTTCTAAAGGTTTATCTGCATTTATAGCTCAAGTAATAAAAGATAATTATCCAAAAATAGAAATTTTACCTCTAAATAAAAAAACATTCCCATCTTGGCAAAACATGTTAGTTGATAATTATAAAGAATTAGCTTTAGGCCAAACCCAGATAACTAGAATAGAAAACACTGCTAAAAAAATGTGGAATGCAGAAAGTGGTAAAATAAAAAGCTCAGGATATGATGTTCAATCAAGAAAATTTTTTAAACCCAAATATGAATTAGAAAAAATATTAGCGCGAGAAAAAATGCTATTTATAGATGATAATTCACAACATGGTATAGATTTTGCACATATTAAAAATAGCATCCCAGAAGTAAAACAAGTAGCATTTTATGTATCTATTATACTCCCAAGAGAAGGAGCAACATCTACTAAAGCATCTCGTACCATTAAACAAAAATTTTGTTTAGATAACATAGATGCTAAGTATTTTAAATCTTTAACTAATTCAAGTGGAAACAGAGTATTATACGTATCATCAACCCACCCAGCAATTGAATCTCTTAAAAATAAATTAAAAGTAGATAATGTCCCTCAAAAAATAGGAGATACAACATATTTTGCGTTTAAAAAAGATACTAATATTACACGCATAGATGATCTAGTAAAATGTAAATAACATATGAATAAATTTCAATTAAAAAAATTAATTCAAGAAATAGCACTTCAAGAAATTCGAGTAGTACTCCCAAGTAGCCGATTTAAAAAGATTGATGAAGAAACAATTATATACACATCACCTTCCACTAACACCACTATAAAGGGTTATTCCCAGGATGATAACATATTTGTAGAACCATCTAATCCTAACCCTGTAGTATTTGGAATAGTAGAAGATCCTGAATACCCAGGATACGATGGATTCTACGAAATGAAAGGATATTTAGACCAGTATAACATCCCATACAACATAAGTTCATATAATTATGAAGGAGATGAGTTTGAAACATACTTGTCAGTAAGTATGGATAATCTTGAAAAAAAACGTCTTATACAATAAACAAATATATTTATAGAAGTATAGACAGATTCATAGCCTGTCGCTAACAAAAAAATTATTAGGAAGCTGTGGCTCCATTTGGAAGTCACAGCTTTCTTTATTATATTTACAGCATGAACAAGAAAATAGTAATTATAGGTGCGGGAGTAGCGGGTATAAACGCAGCAACTAAACTAGTCGATAATGGCTACCCAGGCGAATTAATCACCATTATAGACAAAGGAAATGACCCACATAATCGTTTACCTGAAGAAGTAATGACAGGTATGCTAGGCGCTGGTGGATGGTCAGATGGTAAATTAACATATCATACTGCTATCGGAGGTGTATTATCAAAGTATTGTGGTGAAGAGAAAGCAATGGAATTAATGGATCAAGTTATCAGTAACTTTAGACGTTTCCATCCTAAACCAAAAGAAATATTTTGCTCTGACCCACAAGCAGAACCTGATTTCATCAAACCATATTTTGGATTACGTTTATTCCCAGTATGGCATATTGGAAGTAATTATCTTTCTCTTATAGCAGTTGCTTGGTATCAATATTTATTATCGAAAGGAGTTAACTTCATTTGGAATACTGAAGTTATAGACATAAATTTTGAAACTAATGAAATCGAATATAAACCCGTTAAAACTAAAAAATAAAGCTTTTATATATTATTTAGAAAAAGATAATAATATATTTTATATAGGTAAAACAAAAAATGTAAAATCTAGAGAAGCTGATTGGAAACGTGAATATGGAGAAAATATTAATTTTTATGTTATAGATAAAGTTAATATTGAAGAATGGAAACAATGGGAATGTTATTGGATTGAGCAGTTTAAAATATGGGGATTTAATTTAATAAATCAAAATAGAGGTGGAGGCGGTCCTAATACTCATTCTGATGAAACTATTGAAAAAATTAGATCTAAAAAAATAGGTGTAAAACAAAATAGAACTAAAATTAGAAAAGATAAAGGATTAAAGCATAATAAACAACAAGGTATTAAGATTGGTCGTCCTGAAGGATTTAGATACAGCGAAGAACTTAAATTACATTTAAGTAATAAAATGAAAGGACGTTCAAAACATACTGAAGAAGGAAAATATAAATTTGTAGATAATAATATTTATTCTTTTATTAATATAGATACTAATGAAGAATTTAATGGTATTAGATATGATTTTCAAAAGAAATATAATTTAAGATATAAAGGAATATATAATTTAATAACAAATAAAGCAAAAACGTATAAAGGATGGAAAATAAAAGAATTAAATTAATAGATTTATTAGAAGAAACAATAAATTGGGGTAGAGCATCTGAATTTTATGATACTGGTAATTATGTGACCATAAATAAAGATTATGGTATTATAGAGTTTGGCCTAGAAACACTATCAGACGGAGAAGAAGCATTATTCATTAATGATATTTCTATTAAACCGGAATTTCAAGGAAAAGGATATGGTTCTAAAATTATTCAAAGTGCTATAGAATATGCTAAAGAACAAAGAATACCAGTAGCATTAAGAGCATCCGTAGGAGGGCATTATGATACAAATAGTAATATGTCACAAGAAGATTTGATTAAATTTTATAAAAAGTTTGGATTTGAAAATAGACCAGATCTATCAAATTTTGGACACGATGATATTTTTATGGTTAAATTTTAAAAATAAATAATATGAAAAAAATAAAATACGACTCTCTTATCTTCGCAGTAGGTAAATCAGGTATTGACTTTGCTCAATCACTATCAAACGATTATAAATTACCTACAGAACCAAAATCAGTACAAATTGGAGTACGTTTTGAAGCACCACAAAAATATTTCCAAAAACTAATTGATGTTAGTTATGATTTTAAACTATATCAAAAGTTTGATAATGTATCATTACGTTCATTCTGTACTAACAATAACGCAGCTTATGTAGCAGTAGAAGAAACATATGGTGATGTTAGTTATAATGGCCATGCTAAAAAAGGTGAAGAATTTAGAAACAATATGACTAACTTTGGTATTCTAATGGAAATCAAAGGTATTAAGAATCCATTTGAATGGTCAAGAGATGTTGTTAATAAATTACAAATTGGTGGAACAGGCTTATATTATAGCCCATTAAGAAATCCATCTAAAACATCAGAACATGAACTAATTAATACTACTCAAATATTTGATTTAACTACAGTTAAAGAAGTAATGGGTGAATATTTTACATATGTTGAGAACTTTATCAATGATATGGATAAAATATTTGAGTTTGGTGGTGATTATGGAATATATGTTCCTGAGGTAAAATATTTAAGCCCTGAACCATTAGTAGATTATAAAAACTTAGCATTAGTTGATTACCCCAATGTACATTTTGTAGGAGATGCTTTATCTGCTCGTGGAATTACAGTTAGTGGAGCTCAAGGAATTTATGTTGCTGAAGATTTGCTCTTAACAAAATAAAGTCGTATATTTACAGAAAAATAAAATTATGGAAATAGACCAATCATTACAAGTTAAAAAGTACACATCAACAGATGGCACAGTACGTTACATGAAAGATGGCAAATTACATAACTGGGAAGGCCCAGCTGTAATCCACCCAGATGGTAAAGAAGAATATTTTATTAACGGTTTTGAGCATACTAAGGATGAATGGAAGAAAGCAAAGAAAAGTGGTGATGGGTTGCCTTGGTATAAATCAAGTGTAGCTAAAGCTAGATTTTAATATGAAAATAGGTTTTATTCTTCCGGGTAGAGAATTTTCGGAAAAATTTTTAAATAGTTGGACAAATACATTAAAATCAATTCCTAAAGAATGGGATTGGTTTCATGTTACAGGTTATGTTCCAAATGTATTTTACAATAGACAAGCGTTACTTGATCGAGCCAAAATGCTAAGACCAACTCACTATATGTGGATTGATAGTGATCAAGTATTTAATTTCCAAATGCTTGAAAAATTAGTAAACCACAATTTACCCATAGTATCAGGAATATACAAAAAAACACCAGACATATTTGCATGTTGTGGGGTAGATGGTCGTACATTAACTGTTAATGATATTGAAGGTCAAACTAATTTAATTGAAGTAAAAGCAAATGGAATGGGTTTTATGTTGGTTAAACGTGAAGTACTAGATTACATAATAGACCCATTCGAACCTATAGATCCTGACCAATGGGAAGATTTTACTTTTCAAGAAAAAGCTAGGCAAAAAGGATTTAGATCGTATATTGATCCTACAATTATAGTAGGTCACGAAAAAAAGATAGTATTATGAAAATAGGATTTTGTGGAACAATGAGTGTTGGTAAATCAACATTAGTAAATGCTTTAAAGGAATTACCTGAATTTAAAGATTATTATTTTGTTACTGAACGTAGTAAATATTTACGTGATTTAGGTATTCCATTAAACACTGATAGTACATTAAAAGGTCAAACAATATTCTTAGCTGAACGTTGTTCTGAATTAATGAGAGAAAATGTTATTACTGATAGAACAATTATTGATGTAATGGCTTTTACTCATTGTGCTAAATCTATTGATAAAGTAGATAAAGAAGAATTTATTAAATATGCTTCAATGTTTATTAAAGAATATGATTATGTATTCTATGTTTCTCCTATTGGAGTAGAAATTGAAGATAATGGAGTTAGAGAAACTAATGCTGAATATCGTGAGTTAATTGATTTAACTATCAAATATATTGTTAAAGACAATTTAGGTAATTTTAAAAACTTTGGAATTATATCAGGTACTACTGAACATCGTATTGAACAGGTTAAATTTCATTTAGGTTTTTGATATTTATATATAAACCCTAAATATGAAACGTTCAGACCTTAAAAAACAAATTGAAGAAATAATTACTGAGTTATTAGATGAAAATGTAGCTTATGAGTTAACAGGAGTTACTGGTAAAACTACTCAATCATTTACTAATGATGCTGAGGCTCTTAAATTTAAATCCCAAAACCAAAATGTTAAATCTATAAAAAAACTTTAACATTTTAAAATGTTATGTCTCAAGATATAAAACAAATAATCCGAGAGGAATATCTTAAGTGCGCTCAAGACCCAGCGCACTTTATGAAAAAATACTGCCACATCCAGCACCCGCAACGTGGTAGAATTATATTCAATTTATACCCATTCCAAGAAAAAGTATTACATTTATGGAGAGATAATCCATATGATATAATACTTAAATCAAGACAATTAGGTATATCAACTTTAGTAGCAGGTTATTCATTATGGTTAATGTTGTTTCAAAAAGATAAAAACGTCTTATGTATAGCTACTAAACAAGAAACAGCTAAAAACATGGTAACGAAAGTTAAATTCATGTTTGAAAATTTACCATCATGGCTAAAAATACCAGCTGAAGAAAACAATAAACTGACATTACGATTAAGTAATGGCTCACAAGTTAAAGCAGTCTCAGCAGCAGGTGACGCAGGTCGATCAGAAGCAGTTTCACTTCTTATTATAGATGAGGCTGCGTTTATTGATGGAATTAGTGAGATATGGGCTTCTGCTCAACAAACATTAGCAACTGGAGGAGGAGCAATTGTATTATCTACTCCATTTGGTACTGGTAACTGGTTTCACCAAACATGGGTTAAAGCAGAAGCTGGTGAAAATGACTTTTTACCTATTAAATTACCATGGTATGTTCATCCTGAACGAGATGAAGTTTGGAGAAAAAGACAAGATGATTTATTAGGCGATCCTAGATTAGCAGCACAAGAGTGTGACTGTGACTTTAATACATCAGGTGATGTTGTATTTTATACTGAATACCTAGATTTTATCACTCAAACCTATGTTAAAGAACCACTAGAAAGAAGAGGCATTGACCATAACTTATGGATATGGGAACCAGCTGACTATAGTCGTAGTTATATGGTTGTAGCAGATGTTGCCCGAGGTGATAGTAAAGACTTTTCTGCATTTCATATTATAGACGTTGAAACAAATACTCAAGTAGGTGAATATAAAGGACAATTATCACCAAAAGAATTTGGTTACTTACTAGTAGCTATTGCTACTGAATATAATGAAGCACTGTTAGTTGTTGAAAATAATAATATTGGATGGGCAACATTAGATGCTATTCAAGAAAGAGGATATAGAAATTTATATTATTCTCCTAAAACTGAAACAGTAAATGCTGAATCTTATTTAGAAAAATTAGATGACCCATCTAAATTAGTACCTGGTTTTACTATGAATTTAAGAACAAGACCCCTTGTCATTAATAAATTTCGTGAGTATATTGGGGATAAGAGTGTTATTATACAATCTAAACGTTTAGTAGAAGAAATGAAAGTATTCGTTTGGAAAAATGGTAAAGCAGAAGCACAACAAGGATACAACGATGATTTAGTAATGAGTTTTGGAACAGCAATGTATGTAAGAGACACAGCCTTAAAATTCAAATCTCAAGGAATGGATTTAACCCGTGCCATGTTAAATAACATCTCAGCACCAAAACCAAATTTTAATGGAGCATATTCTCCAAACCAGTATAATAACCCATATCAAATGAATTATGGCTACGGACAAGAGGACATTAGTTGGTTATTGTAATATTTATAAACATAATTAATTTAAAATGGCAGATACTAGTATATTTTCAAGGCTACAACGATTATTTTCAACAGATGTAATTATTCGTAATGCTGGAGGAAATGAATTAAAAGTAATGGATGTTAATAGCATCCAATCAACTGGAGAATTTCAAACAAACGCTCTTGTAGACAGATATAATCGCATATATTCAAGTAATAGTACCTCACTTTATGGTGCTCAATTAAATCTTAACTGGAGATACTTACGTACTCAAATCTATTCTGATTATGATGCCATGGATACAGACGCTATCATCGCATCTGCTTTGGATATAATCGCAGACGAATGTACTCTCAAGAACGATATGGGAGAGGTACTTCAAATCAGAAGTAGTGACGAAGATACACAAAAGATCTTATATAATTTATTTTATGATGTATTAAACATTGAGTTTAATTTATGGTCATGGATTCGTCAAATGTGTAAGTATGGTGACTTTTTCTTAAAATTAGAAATAGCTGAAAAGTTTGGTGTATATAATGTTATACCATACACTGCTTACCATATTGCTCGTGAAGAAGGATACGATCCAAAATCACCAGCAGCTGTTAGATATGCTTTTTCACCAGATGGATACGCAGGTGGAACAGGATATTATGGAGTGACAGGTCAAGGTACTTATTCTGCTACCAAACAAGATAATAAGATTTATTTTGACAATTATGAGATGGCTCACTTCAGATTAATTACTGATGTTAACTATCTCCCATATGGTAGATCATATCTAGAACCTGCTCGTAAATTATTCAAACAATATATTTTGATGGAAGATGCTATGTTAATCCATCGTATTGTTCGTGCCCCAGAAAAACGTATTTTCTATATTAATGTTGGTTCTATTCCACCAAATGAAGTAGAAAACTTCATGCAAAAGACTATCAATACAATGAAGAAAACTCCATTTATTGATCCCCAAAGTGGTGAATATAACATGAAGTATAACCAACAAAACTTACTAGAAGATTTTTATATTCCTGTAAGAGGTAATGATAGTGCTACTAAGATTGAACCTACTAAAGGCATGGACTATACAGCAATAGATGATGTAGTTTACTTAAGAGATAAATTATTTGCTGCTTTAAAAGTACCTAAAGCATTCATGGGTTATGAAAAAGACTTAACTGGTAAAGCAACATTAGCAGCAGAAGATATTCGTTTTGCTCGTACAATTGATCGTATTCAAAGAATTATATTATCTGAATTAAATAAAATTGCATTGGTTCATTTGTATACTCAAGGATATAGAAACGAACAATTAACTAATTTTGAATTATTATTAACTACTCCTTCTATCATTTATGATCAAGAAAGAATTGCGTTAATGAAAGAAAAGGTAGATCTAGCTCGTAACTTAATGGAAACTAAATTATTACCTACAGACTGGATTTATGATAATGTATTCCATTTAAGTGAAGACCAATATGATGAATACCGAGATTTAATTGCAGAAGACCAAAAACGCGCATTTAGATTAAAGCAAATTGAAAACGAAGGTAATGACCCATTAGAGTCAGGTAAATCATATGGTACACCTCATGACTTAGCAACATTGTATGGAGTTAGCAGAAATGGAGGCTTACCTACAGGATATGATGAAGATCTTAAATTAGGTCGTCCTAAAGAAAAAACAACCAATATTGGAACACAAGAAAACCCATTTGGTAAAGATAGATTGGGGGCAGTGGGTATGAAAAAAGGTGATGATACTGGCGAAGATAAAACTTTAAGAAATAATTTTAAAGGTGGTTCACCATTAGCTTTAGAAACTCTTCAAAATAAAACTTTACTTGAAGGTTTAGAAAAGAAAATTTCATTAAAAAGAGAAGAGTCCTCACTATTAGATGAATCCCAAATACGAGAATAATATCTTTATACATATTTATAATAAAAAATATACCTAAGAATGACTATTAAACATTCAAAGTACAAAAATACTGGCATCCTCTTTGAATTACTTGTGAGACAGATTACAGCAGATACGCTGTCTGGAGCAGAATCAAAGGCATCAGGTATACTAAAGAAATATTTTACAAAAACTGAATTAGGAAGAGAATACAAGTTATACGAAAATTTCTTTAAGAATGTAAATGTTAGTGAAGCCAAAGCAGATATGGTGATCAGCACCATAGTTGAAAGTGCTAAACATTTAAACCGCTCAGCATTAAGAAGACAAAAGTATAATTTAGTTAACGAAATCAGAAAACATTATAATATTGAAGATTTCTTTAAAACAAAACTACCTAATTACAAAGCACAAGCCGCATTATATTCTTTATTAGAAATATATAATGGAGAAAATGATTTAAGCCCTGGCCAAATTATAGAAAATAAAACTGTTTTATTAGAGTTTTTAACTAAATCTACAATTGATAAGCAAGAGGTTGAAAGTAATGTATTAGAGGAATTTAAACAACAAGATAAAGATGTTCAAGCATTAGCATATAAAATGTTGTTAGAAAAATTTAATAGCAAATATGCTGATTTAAATCATAATCAAAAGGTAGTATTAAAAGAATTTATTAATAGTGTTGATAGTAATCCTAAATTAAAAGAATTTTACAATACTAAAGTAAATGAAATTAAAAATCATTTAGCTAATCTTAATAAAACAGTTACTGATAAAGCAATTCAAATTAAAATCAATGAAGTGATTAGTATTTTACCTGTATTAGGTAAAAATGATAAACCAAATGACGATAATTTAGTAAATTTGTTACAATACTATCAATTAGTTGAAGAATTAGAAACATTAGCAAAATGAATAAAATAGATAAAATAAAAGGATCTATTAGAAAAAAAATTAAAGAAATGAGTGCTACCGGAACCGGGGCATCATTTGTTGCTGGTGAAGGAGAAAATTACCCTACTCCTGTAGCAGGTAAAGCTCCAATTTACTATTATAAATTAGGATTTAAACCTGTTAATAAAAAAGCTTTAAACAAAAAAGCTAAAGGTGTTGATGTAAAACAGTTATGGGAAGAAGAAGGACAACCATCGTTTGATATAGAAGCATACATTTCTACATTACCTACAGATAATGAAGAAATTAAAAAATACATAGCAGGACGACTAGGCGATTACAATAACTTATCAGATAAACTAAAAGAACTTATTCAACTAATAAGCGACGCTAAAAAAGAAACTATAAATACATACCGAGAAAACCCTCAGTTTAAAGCAATTTATGGTACCGATTTAGCAGCATCTTTATTAGATGATGTAATAGAATTATTTAAAAAATAACCATGGAAAAAACACTACAAACACAATATAACCTTATTAAAGAAGGTAAAGGAGATAAAGCATACTTCTTAAAATCAGCTTATCGCTTATTCCCAGATATGTTATCACAAACTAACACATTTGAAGATACAACTCGTATTCTTAAGAATAGAGGAGTTATTAGTGAAGGAATTGGTGGTCTAGTAACCACAGGTAAAAAACAAGATTGGCATGCTATCTTTAATGAAAACATGACTGCTCTTAAAGAAGAAAAAGAAGCTAAAGCTGAAGAAAAAGAAACCACTAAAGAAGTTACAGATATGGCTACTCGTGGATATGATTATAAGGATAAAAAGAATTATGATAACGTGTTTGGTCAAGAGTTCTTAAAAGGATATTACACTGAAATGAAAGATCCTAAAAACGCTGATAAAGATGTTGAAGAATTAAGAGATATTGTAGCTAAAAACTTAGCTAAAGACATTAGTTACTATGTTAAAAATGGTCAATTTGGAGTTAAGGGATTAGGATACACAACTGAAGCACCTGGATTAGGTGAACCAAAAGAACCTAAAGGTAAATTTAAATCATCAGGATATGGTGACTTAAAAGAATCAGTATTGCGTTCTCAAATTCATTTATTAATTAAAGAAGCTTTAAAAGAAGTTCAAAGAGATCCAAAAGCATATGCTGATGAAGAAGAATTTGAAACTCGAGTTACAGCCAAATTAAAAAATAACGACGAGGCTAAAAAATATTTCGAAAAACATTCAACTGAAATTACTAAAAAGTACTTTGATCATAAAAAATCTGAAGGTGGAGCTAGTGATGCTGTAAAATATATTTTAAGCAAAGCTGAATCAAATCCAATCCACGAAAAGAAAAAACCATCAGCTGGATTAACTAAAAAAGAAAAATCAGCGGTGTCTAAAAAAGCACACGCTGGTAAAGATATTGGTAAAAAAGGAAAAGGATTTGAAAAAGTAGCTAAAGCTGCTGAAAAAGAATACGGATCAGAAGAAGCAGGTAAAAAAGTAGCAGCAGCTGCAATGTGGAAAAACTTGGCTAAAGGTAAAAAATGATTAAATTAGTTGACTTATTACTTGAAGACCAAAAGGTTAGTACTGATCATTATCAACAGATACTTGATCGGAGTAATGGGTTATCTAATTCTAATAAACAATTTTTTCAATCTGTAATTAATTCTGTTAAGAAAAGAGGAGGAATGGCTACATCTAAACAATTAGATGCACTGCAACGTTTAAAAACAGGGAATCTAACATATCATTCTAAATTAGAGGAAGAACGCCAAATTCGAATCTATAATAAAGTAACAGATATGATTCAAGGTTTAGAAGAATTTATGAATAAACTAGATTCTAAACCAATTACTTGGAGAAAACAATTGATTGATATATTTGAAAAATATGAAGGATATCAAAATATAGTTTTAGCGTTAACTGAATTTGTTAGTTCTGTTAAAAAAGATTTATCATTACTAGAAGAATTTAGAGATGAAATTAGGGGTATTATGGAAGAGTATGAACAAATAGAACTTGAAAAAAGATACTTAAGCCCCAAAGACATGGATGCTGTAACTGAGTTAGACGACATATATTATAAACTAGGTGGTAATGAAAATCAATTAGAAGAATATATAGAAGAATTAGAAAAAATAATTGAAAGTTACGAAATACTAGAAGACACAGTAAGACGGGTAGTCAAATTTGATTTAAAATAATGAAACAAGTATTAATAGAAACCCAAACATTTACAGCTAAACCTGTTAAATTAATTGAAGGAAAATCATCAACTGGTAATCCACTAGTTGAGGGTATTTTAGCAACTGCTGAAGTAAAAAACGGTAATGGCCGTTACTACTCAAAAGACTTATGGGAGCGTGAGATTGAAAAATATATGGAGAATGTTAAAGCAAATCGTGCTTTAGGTGAGTTAGATCATCCTGATTCTTCTATTATTAACTTAAAAAATGTATCTCACAATATTAAAAAAATGTGGTGGGATGGAGATCACGTAATGGGAGCAATAGAAATTTTACCTACACCATCTGGAAATATATTAGCAGCATTATTTCAAAATAACATACCAGTAGGTGTTTCATCTCGTGGTATGGGCTCATTAAAACAAATGGGTGAAATTATGGAAGTACAAGACGATTTTGAATTACTATGTTGGGACTTTGTTTCAACACCTTCTAACCCAGGCTCATATATGAAAGAAGTAGGTATGATGAATGAATCTAAATTACCAACTCAAATTAATAAGTATCAAGGTGTAAACTCTATCATTACAGATATACTTTGTGCTAATGGAACTTGTCCTATATTCTAAAATATGAATAAAACCCAGCTAAAACAATTAATTAAAGAGATTGTTGTAAAAAAACACTCTGGATATAAAGCTATGTTTAAGCCTATTATGGCAAAATTAAAAAAAGTAGGCATAGACTATTCTACAGTTGATGTAGAAGGAATAGGAAGCATAGATATAGATGCAGAAGACCCTGATACTACAGGTGCACGTGTAGTATATGCTAAATGGAAAGATGGTACTCCGTTAACAGATGTAGAATTAAACATAGTTAATGAGTCTGATGAAATCATAGATTATATTCTTAAACTTGCTTTTAAATAATTAACCCCTCCTAAAATAGCATTTTAGGATCGATGCCTCGCAAAAGCGGGGCATTTCTTTTTTACAAAACGCGACCTTACATATCTCTATATATATGTATGCTCAAATATGCTACCCCTGATCTATATGTAGCATTTACAAACAAAAAAATCTATTACGTTTCTAATAAACGTATTTCCAAAACAAATTTAATTGAGGACAAAATGAACAGAGAAATGCTTAAAGAAGCAATCGCTGAGGCTAAAACCATTAAAGAAACAGCCATCGCGAGTGCAAAAGCCGCCCTTGAAGAAGCTTTTACTCCACAACTTACCGCTATGTTTGCTGAAAAGCTAAACGAAATGGATGAGATGGATGAAGCAGATACAATGGACGAAACATTCAGCTTAGAAGAAATTTTAGCTGAGTTAGGAGTTACCGAAGAAGAGGAAATAATGGCAGAAGGTGACAAATCAGAAACAATGGATGAAGATCTAATGTTAGAAGAAATGTCAGACGAAGACATCGAAGAACTTGTAACACAGGTAATTGACGACATGATCGCATCTGGTAAGTTAATGGCAGGTGAAGAAAATGAAGAAGACATGGATGACATGGATATGGACATGGATATGGACATGGATATGGACATGGATATGGACATGGATATGGACGACATGGATGACATGGGTGAAGAAGGAGAAGAAGAAGAGGAAGAAGAAGTTGAAGAAATTGATGAACTTTTAGCTGAAATTTTAGCAGAATATAGTGATGAAACACTAGAAGAAGCTAAAAAGAAAAAGGACAACAAGAAAAAAGATGACAAAGAAAAAGAGTTAAAAGAAGCTTATAAAGCTATTGCTGAATTAAAAGTTGAACTTAACGAAGTAAATCTTTTAAACGCTAAGCTTCTTTACACTAACAAAATCTTCAAAGCTAAGAATCTTACCGAATCAGAAAAAGTAAAGGTTTTAAACACATTTGACAAAGCAGAAACCGTTAAAGAAGTAAAACTAGTATTCGAAACATTGACTGAATCTTTAAAAACAACAACTAAGAAATCACCAATTAAAGAATCATTAGGATCAGCTTCTAAAACAATTGCAACTGCTGCCCCAAAACAAGAACAAATTATTGAAGTAAATGATGCTTTTGCTCGTATGCAAAGATTAGCAGGTTTACGTAAATAAAAAATTAAAAATTAACAAAAACCAAAAAAACTCAAAAATGAACACAATTCAATCATTAGTCGAGTCTGCAAATCCATGGAAGTCATTGCAAGGTGACGCTGCTAAATTAGCAAACAAATGGAGCAAAACCGGTCTTTTAGAAGGTTTAGGCGAAGACGTAAACAAAAACAACATGGCTTTGATGTTGGAAAACCAAGCAAAGCAATTAGTAGTTGAAGCTTCTTCAACTGGTACTGGAGCATCATTCACTGTAGGACAAGGTGAACAATGGGCTGGTATCGCATTACCATTAGTACGTAAGGTATTTGGCCAAATCGCAGCGAAAGAATTCGTTAGCGTTCAACCAATGAACTTACCTTCTGGTCTTGTATTCTTCTTAGATTTCCAATATGGTACTACTAAGAACCCATTTACAGCTACTAACTCTTTATATGGTAACCGTACAAGTGCTCAGTACCCATTCGCAACTCCAGCTCCAGCTGGTGGTTTATATGGTGCAGGCCGCTTTACATATTCTACAAACCAAACTTCATCTGTTCCTTCTGCATTAGCCGGTAACAACCAAACAATTGCAGCTGGTAAGATCAGCACAGCCTCTTGGCTTAACGTAGGATATGATACAGCATTATCAGCATCTGTAGCTCGTGGTGAGATTAAAGCAATTACAATTGGTACTTCATCTATTCCAAACTACGATCCAGATGCAATCCGTGGATTTATCATTGCCTCAGGTTCAAGTGGATATGATATCTCATCATCTTTCTACCCACAATTTACACAAGCTGAATTAGCTTCTGGAACTATCACATTCTTTGCTACTGGTTCTATTGCAGGTGGTTTAGTTGAAGCATCAACAGTTACAATTTATTATAATAAAGCTACTGCTGATAACAAACGCGGTGATTTCGAAGATACTACGGGTGCTAACTCTTACTCAGTTCCTAACGCTCAATCTACTTCTGTGATTACTATCCCAGAAATTAATATCTCAATGCAATCTCAAGCCATCACAGCTAAAACTAAAAAGTTAAAGGCTGCATGGACACCAGAATTTGCACAAGATTTGAACGCTTACCAAAACTTGGATGCTGAAGCTGAATTGACTAATATCATGAGTGAGTACATCTCTTTAGAGATTGACTTAGAAATCTTAGATATGTTGATTCAAGATGTTCCATCTAATAACATCGAGTACTGGTCAGCTATTAATAACGTTACAGCTGATGCTACAACTCCTCCTACTCAGTCTTTAGGATTCTACAACACTCAAGGTGCTTGGTTCCAAACTTTAGGTACTAAAGTTAACAAAATCAGCAACAAGATTCACCAGTTGACTTTACGTGGTGGTGCTAACTTTATGGTAGTATCTCCAACTGTATCAACTATTTTAGAGTCAATCCCAGGATTTGCTGCTAATGCTAACGGTGCTGAAGATATGGAATATGCATTTGGTGTACAGAAAGCTGGTCAATTCAATAGCCGTTATACTGTTTACAAGAACCCATATATGACTGAAAACGTTATATTAGTTGGTTTCCGTGGTAAGCAATTCTTAGAGGCTGGTGCTGTATTTGCTCCATACATTCCATTGATCATGACTCCTCTTATCTACGATCCATCAACCTTCACTCCACGTAAAGGATTGTTGACTCGTTTCGCTAAGAAGATGTTACGCCCTGAATTCTATGGTAAGATCTTTATTAACGGTTTGAACACCCTATAAGATAACCTTAGATAATATCTAACAATTAAGCCCAGATTATTCTGGGCTTTTTTGTTGATATTTATACACAAATAATAAGTCATGACAGATTTCAACAGAAGTGAAGAGGCAAAAAATATCTTCAAAGAAAAGAGGAAGCCTAAAAACCCAATCACATTTAAAATAACTTTAAATGATGAACAAAAAGAAGCAAAACAAGTCATTCTAGACCACCCAGTAACATTACTTAAAGGTATGGCGGGCTCAGGTAAAACATTAGTTGCATGTCAAGTTGCTTTAGATTTAATATTCAGAAAAGATATTGATAGAATTATTATCACAAGACCAACAGTTGCTAAAGAAGAAATAGGTTTCCTACCAGGTGATTTAAAAGAAAAAATGGATCCATGGTTAGCTCCTATCTATGCTAACTTACATATGTTATATGATAAAGTTAAAATAGAAAAAATGGTTGCTGATGGGCAAATTGAAATTGTACCATTTGCATTTATGAGAGGTAGAACATTCCCAGACGCTGTAGTTATTGTAGATGAATGTCAAAATATCACTCATGGTCAAACTGAAATGATTTTAGGTCGTTTAGGTAAAGGCGGTAAAATGATATTCTGTGGAGACATCACTCAAACTGATTTAAAACAGAAAAAAGATTCTGGAATTGGATTTTTTACTCGATTAGAAGCGGAAATTAGGGGAGTTAAAGTAATTACTCTTAAGACTAACCATAGACACGAAATTGTAGAGCCAATACTTAATCTTTATTCAGAGTACAGAGACTAAATATTTATAGGTAAAACACACTATGGCAGACTTAACAGTACTTATAAATGAAAAAATAACCTTAGATGGTAATGATAGAGGAATATTAACTACTCAAACCATATCTGGTATAAATTATATTGATAATAGAACATTTACTATCCCTACTGGATCAGTTACAACATTATTTTCTTTATCTGATGCTAATAGTGCAGGAACATTTGTAACAAGTAGCATACAATATGTTAGATTAACAAACAGTTCTACAACTAATGCTCCTGTTAAACTTATAGTATCATCATCAACAGAGGCTATGAGTTACTTAATCAGTACAGGTAGTTCATACATGATATCAACTAGCAAAATTACAGGCAGTTTAACAGGAATGACTTTTAAGGATATAGTGTCTGTAAAAGCAGAACCATCAGGTTCATCTGCTAAAATTGAATATTTTATAGCAACTACATAATAAACAAATAATGAATATACCTATTTATCCTGGTTCAAGTTCATTTATCCCTGGAAATACTCCATTTGGATTTTATGACTATGATGTTCAATTTCAAGCTGACGCTGATAAGGTAACTACATTTGTTGCTCGTCGTTTAGGTTATCCTATTATGGAAGTTGAATTACAGGATTTAAACTTTTACGCCGCGTTTGAAGAAGCTATTACTACATATGGTAATGAACTCTACGCGTATCAAGTAAGAGATAACATGTTATCATTAGAGGGTGCACCTACAAGTTCAAATTTAAATAACGCACTTATAACACCTAATATGGCTACTATAATACGTATGTCACAACAATATGGTGAAGAAGCTGGTGTAGGAGGAAATGTAACTTATTATAGTGGAGCACTAGCGTTAACACCCGGTGTTCAAGATTATGATTTAGCAGAATGGGCGATAAGCCAAAGTATATCAGGCAGTATAGAAGTAAAACAACTATTTTACCAAAATCTTCCAGCTGTAAATCAAATGTACGCTCCATTTGGTGGATTTGCTGGTCTAGGAGGAGTTCCAGCCGCTGGTTTATATGGTGGATTATACGGTGGAGGATATGGAGGAGGATACTTAATGATGCCAGTAGCATATGATGCTGGGGTAATTCAAGGTATAGAGTTAAGCAACACAATCCGCCTATCAGCTTATACATTCAATATTATAAATAATAAACTAAGAATATTCCCTATCCCATCAGATCAAGATGTTAGAGATGGTTTTTTATGGTTCAATTATATTAAAACAGAAGAACGCTATACAAATGGTTTAATACAAACTAACACAGTTACTAATCCATCAAATGCTCCTTATGGTAACCCAACTTATAACCAAATAAATTCTATTGGTAGACAATGGATATTTGAATATACTTTAGCATTATGTAAGGAAATGTTAGGATATGTTAGAGGAAAATACTCAACAGTTCCTATTCCTGATCAAAATATGACTTTAAATCAAGCTGATTTATTATCTGCTGCAACAGCTGAAAAACAAGCTTTAATTGAAAGAATAAGAGGATATTTTGATGAGACTTCTAAACGTTCTTTATTAGAAAGACGTGCTCAAGAAAGTGATTTTAGAAAACAAGAAATTAATAATGTACCAATGACAATCTTTATAGGATAATGGCAATATTCGGCTCTGCGAGAGATATATCAATGATAAGAAAAGTTAACAGAGAACTGTTACATGATGTTATCACCCAACAGTGTGCTTTCTACAAATATGTCTTAGATAAAACTAAAGTAAATATGTACGGAGAAGCATCAGGAGGTAAATTTTTTGATGGTCCTGTATTATTAAATGGATTAATTACAGTAGGTGATAATACTTCTCCTACAAGTGAATTAGGAGTAGATTTTAATTGGCCTATTACTGTGGCATTTTTAAGAGATGACTTAGTAGACGCTAGTGTTCATCCTGAAGTTGGTGATGTTATTTTATATCAAGAAAGTTATTTTGAAATAGATAACACAAATATTAGACAATTCTTTGCAGGTAAAGATCCTGATTATCCATATGAAGCTAATCCTCTTAACCCAGGTTTAGGTAACTTTGGATATAATGTTAGTGTAGTTTGTGAAACCCATTATATACCAGCAGATAGAATAAATATTATTAAACAAAGATTATAATGGCTAAAAGAAGAAAACCAATACCAAAAACACAAAAAGAAATAAGTGAGTCTTTACAGACACCTTATGAGCCACCAGTTGGTTCACCTGGGTTTTCTCCTACAGGTAATCCTAATGACGCTGATAAAGTTAATAGAGGTAATCAATTTTCATATAAAGATGACACAGTAAAACCTTTATCTATTGGATTAGAAGATTTAGATTGGGCTATAATGTATTATTTTCAAAATGTTATTAAACCATTTGTTATTCAAAATGGAGAAAGAGTAGAAGTACCTATTATTTATGGTTCACCTGAAAAATGGAAATCATTCCAAAAAGATGGTTATTATAGAGATTTACAAGGTAGAATAATGGCTCCACTTATTGCCTTTAAAAAAAATAGTATTGAAAAAAATAGAAATCTAACTAACAAATTAGACGCTAATAATCCTCATAATGTAATAGTTACTGGTCAAAGATATAGTAAACAAAATGCTTATAGTAAGTTTAATATTTTAAATGGAATTAAACCTGAAGAAACATTATATGCATCAGTTGTACCTGATTATTTAACAATAACATATGATTGTGTAATATTCACTTACTATAACGATCAATTAAATAAAATTATCGAGGCAGTCCAATATGCTTCAGACGCGTACTGGGGTGACCCAGAACGTTTTAAATTTAGAGCACATATAGATTCATTCCCTATTACAAATGAATTATCAGATAATGGTGAAAGATCTGTAAGAAGTGCTTTTACAATTAAATTATTTGGTTACATTGTACCAGATACATTACAAAAAGATACTACATTTATTAGTAAATTTTCTAATAGAAATAAATTAGTTGTTAATAGTGAAGTTGTTACTAATATAAATGATTTGAAAAATAATCCTAACTTATAATAAAAATTATGGGTCAACCTATACAACCTAGTGATTTACAATTTGTTACTCGAGAATATTATTTAGCTAATGGAGACAATTATTCTAATGGACAAACATTATCCTTCCAACAGTTAGATACTACTTTAATATTTTTATCTAATTCTATAGCTACAGCGGGAACTTCATTTGTAGGATTAACCACAGCTTCAGTTAATTTAAATACTATTAATTTTTCTAAAAGTAATGGAACAACATTTAGCATCACAGTTGATACAGGTAGTGGAGGAATTACAAATACTGGATCATTGTTATTAACAGCATCTGCTACCTTAAATACAATTGAATTCACTAAAGGAGATGGTACTACTAAATTTTATGTTACAATAGATACAGGTAGTGGACAAACATATCTAGAAGGCCCAGGCATAGATATTAATTCTAATTACATAAGTGCTAGCATAGGAGCTGGTTTAGGATTTGATGGTTCAAGTAAAATACAAGCATTAGTAAGGCAAGTTAACGGATCAGACCCGGTTAATGGTAATGTAACTGTTAATTTAACAGCAGTATTAACCGGAGCATCTGCCTCCGGAACAAATAACTTAATAGCGTCATCTTCAGGAGCTAAAACAGGCTCTATAGCTAATGCTACGGTATGGGTGGTGTCTGGGGATAGTAGTACTCCTAATCCTAATGGTTTAGCTTATATATTTGTTAGTCAAAGTTCTGATGTTGGAGGAGCAGGTAAATGGTTTCCATTATCTACTCTTAATCAAGATCAAGCTGATTTAAGATATGTAAAATTAGTATCTACTACTCAAAATATAACATCTTCCCTTTTAATAAGCGGTTCAACTACTTTTAGTGGCTCATTATCTTGGTCAGGATCTTCAAATGCTAACGGTGCTGCAGCTAATGTAGTTGTTTTAAGTAATGGACAACTATATGTTACTGGAGCATACGGTAGTGGAGGAGGAGGAGCAACACCTGGTGGAGCAAATACAACAATCCAATTTAACGATGGTGGTGCTGCACTTAGCGGCTCAGGTAATTTTACATTTAATAAAACCACTAATGTTGTTAATCTTAGTGGTTCATTAATAGTAACTGGTTCAACAATACTTTCTAGTTCATTACAAGTAATTGGTGCTAGTAGAGTAACAGGTTCATTAATAGTTTCTAATTCATTCCAAACAATTGGAACAGGAACTATAACCGGTTCACTTATTGTTTCTAGTTCATCTCAAATAATTGGAACAGAAACTATAACTGGTTCTCTTATTGTCTCTAGCTCATCTAATGTTATAGGCACTAGTAGAGTAACAGGATCGCTTATTGTCTCTAATTCATTACAAGTAATAGGAACAGGATCAATATCAGGTTCTTTAGCAATATCCAGCTCAGCGAATGGACAAACTGTACTCCGTGTAATAGGAACTGGATCTTTAACTTCTGATCCATTAGTTCAAATAGCTGGTCAAAATGGAGGATTTGTACAAGTATATGATTCTAATTCAGGCTCATTATTCTCAGTAAACAACAATACAGGCACAGCAATAGTAGATGTTAGATCAAATGGTCAAACATTAATTGGAAGTAATACATTTCAAGGAATGTATGATTCAACTGCTAATAGTTCTTTTGCATCACCCTCTCAAAATTTAACTGTACCTGGTTATCTTACTAGCTCATATAACGCATTATGGTTTGATTATGTTGTATTCTCTGGTTCATATAGCAGAATGGGCACTCTATACTCAGCATGGAGTGGTTCTAATATTAGTTGGAATGATGTGACAGGTTCATATACCGGGGCAGTACCTGCTAGTAATATTACTTTAGTAACTAGATTTAGTAGTTCATTTGTTCAAATAACAGCGAGTGCTGCTACTAATAATTGGGTTATAAAAGGAATGATAAGATGTATATAATATGATATCAACTTTAACAGTTAGTGGATCTTTAATAGTTAGTGGAGGATTAACAGTTAATCAATTAGCTAGAAAAGGAAATTTAGTAGTACATTTAGATGCTTCCCCATCAACATACACTGCTTATGATTTTAACTCAGGAAGCTTTTCTGTAACAAACGATAGCTCATCTATACTAACATGGCCAGGAAGATGGAATGATTTATCTGGCAATAATAATCATGCCTTCCCAATTAAAGCAGTAGTAGCAGGTGGAACCCCACAACAAATAACTAGCTTTTCATCTTCAGCTTTTCCTCTATCATCTTCTTATTTAAACAATAGTGTTTTTATAAACACATTTTCTGCAATTGCAAACCCAAATCAAAATAATGCTTTTAGATTAAACCCAATTCAAGAAACAACAGGTCCATTAAGTGTATTTTTATGGGTACGACCTAAAGCAATAACACAGGCGCAAAATTGGTATATAAATAAAAGGCCAAACACAGGAACAACTCAGGCTCAATGGCAACTAATTGGTTCTAGTGGAAAATTTGTCTCAGCTATATTTTATACTGGATCATATTTAGATGCTAATTCATTATCTATTTTATCAACAACTACTTTTACAATTAATACATGGTGGAATGTAGGTTTTACATTAACCAGAAATAACACAGGAGACGTACTTTCTTTATATATAAATGGAAAATTAGAGAACTCAGCTATATTAACTAATAGTATTACTTATACTTCTAATCAAATAATAATAGGAAGAAACAATTGGACCTCAACAGCTAATATGATGAACGCAGATTTATCCCAAGTTTTAATATATAACGTATGCCTTACTCCTCAAGAAGTCCAAAATAATTATCAAATTACCAAATATAAACATCAGACATAATATTTATTACAAATAATAAATTATGGAAAAACAAGTTTTAACTCAAGAAGAAATTCAATCTTTAAAAACAATTCAATCAAATCAATCATTATTAATTGAACAATTAGGTTTATTAGAATATAAAGTTTTAATTTTAGAAAAAGAAAAACAAAAATTAAAACAAACTCTTCAAAAACAACTTGAAGAAGAAGAACAAATAGGTAAACAACTCCAACAAAAATATGGAGATGGAAGTATTGATTTAGAAAAAGGAGAATTTATCCCTACTTCATAATTTCGACACCCCTTAGAATATTTATAACTAAAATAAAACACATCTAAAAACATGGCAGTAGAAACTTTATTATCCCCAGGTGTACTAGCAAGAGAAAATGATAGTTCATTTGTAACTCAAGGACCGGTATCTGTAGGTGCCGCTATTATAGGTCCAACAGCTAAAGGACCTGTAGAAATACCTACCGTAGTTACATCTTATAGTGACTTCGTTAATAAATTTGGAACAACCATTATCAGTGCTAGTAATACTTATACTTACTTTACTTCAATAGCGGCGTATAATTATTTCCAAAATGGTGGAAAATCATTATTAATAGCTAGAACAGTGCGTGACGCTACAAGTTGGACTCCTGCAACAGCATCTGTAAATAGTGCGTTAGTAACTGGAGCTAGAGTAGCGACAGCTAGTTTAACAATAACTGCTGTAACAGCTAGTCAAACTGCTTTTGGTGTATTTTCAAATAGTGGATCATCTCCATTAGTACAGTATATCTTTATACCTACTGCTTCAGGAGCCCCAGCTGATAAAATTACTCCAAATGTCTCTTATTTTTTCTTTCCTAGTGGCTCTAATGCAGCTGACACAGCGGCTTCAGCCTCTATCAAGATAAATAATACATTTATATATCATGGACTATCAGCTAGTAATTCCTCCGCAACTTTAACTATATCTTCATCTATATCTCAAGTAGCAACATATAACAACATATATGTATTTGCTTCTGCTTCAAACTGGAATACTACTAAATTAGGAAGTTGGTCAGGATCAGCTTTTGGAGGAGGAACTACAGGTAATTACACAGCGTCATTCACTTTAGAGACTATTGGTGAAGGAATTGTAATGAATAGTGAGAGTACACTTGATTCAGCTGGAGCATTACCAAGTGGATCAGTAGATAATATAAGATGGCAAGTAGTTAATCCTAACACAGCAGATGGAACATTTGATTTATTAATTAGACAAGGTAATGACACTACAAATAGTCCTATTGTGTTAGAAACATGGACTAACTTATCATTAGATCCTAAATCAAGCAACTTTATTTCTAAATTATTAGGAGATTCTACACTAAATTATAATCCATCTACTAACCAAATGGAATATAGTGGAAGTTATGTTAATGCTTCTAGATATGTAAGAGTTAAAAGTGTTAATTCATTAACCCCAGATTATTTAGATAATAATGGAGTAGCTAAAACAATTTATACTGCCTCTATCCCATTAGCAAGTAATGGTGCTTTTGGTACAGCCACTGGTAATCCATTTACTTCTTCACTTTTAGATTCATCTGCAAAATTTTATGATAAAATAGACGCGACTAATACTCAAGGATTATATGCTTCAGATTATATAAACATGTATAACTTATTGAATAATAAAGATGATTATCAATTCAATATTTTATTCACACCAGGTTTATATCGTTTTGATTATACGAACGCTATTTCTACAATCATAACAAATACTCAAAATAGAGGTGATAACATTTATGTAACAGATTTAGTACCATATGGCTCAAGTGTTACAACTGTAACAGCTCAGGCGGCAGCGATAAATTCATCTTATGCTACAGCTTACTGGCCATGGTGCCAAGTAAGTGACCCAGCTACAGGTAACTTAGTTTGGGTACCAGCTTCAACTGTAATTGCAGGAGTATATGCTTACAATGATAGTGTTTCTGAACCATGGTTTGCACCAGCAGGTATTAATCGTGGTGGATTAGGAAATGTTGTTCGTACAGAACAAAAATTACCTCAATCATACCGTGATAGTTTATATCAAGGTAAAGTAAACCCGATCGCAACATTCCCAGGACAGGGTGTAGTAGTATATGGTCAGAAAACATTGCAAACTCAAGCTTCTGCTCTTGATCGTGTTAACGTTCGTAGATTGTTAATTGCACTTAAGAGTTATATTTCTCAAGTAGCTAACACATTAGTATTTGAACAAAATACAATTGCTACAAGAAATAACTTCTTAGCTCAAGTAAACCCATACTTAGAAAACGTTCAACAAAGACAAGGATTATATGCTTTCAAAGTAGTAATGGATAGTACTAACAATACAGCTGATGTAATTGATAGAAACGAATTAGTAGGTCAAATTTATTTACAACCAACTAAAACAGCTGAATTCATTTACTTAGATTTCAATATTACCCCAACTGGAGCAAGTTTCCCAGCATAATTTTTAAAGATTGAATATTTATAATAAATAAAAGACAATGGCAATATTAAACGCAAACGAAATATTCTTCACAGCCTTCGAACCAAAACAGGCTAACAGATTCATCCTTTATATGGATGGTGTTCCTAGTTACCTAGTTAAAGGAGTAAACGCTGTAACTGTATCACAGGGTGAAGTAGTACTAAACCATATTAACGTATACAGAAAGGTTAAAGGAAAAACAACATGGGGTGATATTCAAATGACCCTATTCGATCCAATCACACCTTCTGGAGCTCAATCAGTAATGGAATGGGTACGTTTACATCACGAATCAGTAACAGGTAGAGATGGTTACTCAGACTTTTATAAAAAGGACTTAGTATTAGACGTTTTAGGACCTGTAGGTGATGTTGTTAGTGAATGGATTATAAAAGGCGCATTTATTAAAGAAGCTAACTTTGGTGATTATAACTGGGATACTGAAAACCAAGCTGTAAATATCACAATGACTGTTGGAATGGATTATTGCGTATTAAACTTCTAATATCCACTATTTAAACATAAAAAGGCCCACAGTAATGTGGGCTTTTCTTTTCTTAATATTTATAATAAAATAATATGGGTTTATTAGATTTATTCATTCAAAATAAAACTACATTAGATGTAGAACAAATACCCACTCAAGGTAATGGCCCAGTAGGAACACCTACAGGAGAATTTAATACAGGTGTTACTCAATTTCAACAAGTATGGGATTCAAATAATACTTATGTAAACTCATTCACTGGGGGAACAAATGTTGGTATTCAACCTTCAACTCTAGCAGAAACTGGATTAGATGTAGATAATCCTAATTTTATACCTTCAACTACTACTCCTAATACTTTAACAGTTTATCCAGCTACAGCAGTAGGTGGATTAGGACAAAGTGCAGTTCAATTTTTACAAATATGGTCTCCTGTTATTAATTATAATGATGTAGTGGTAGGTGCTCCAACAAGCCCATTAGCCCAATCATTACCAGAGACTGGATTAGATAATACAGATCCAAATGCAGTTCCAACTACAGTATCACCTATCAATAATACTAGTTATCCTAATTTAGCTACAGGTGAATATAACTCTGTTTCAAACCAATATTCTCAAATATATGGTCCTAATAACACATATTTAAATACTTATGATCCAAATGTTCAACCTAATAGTTTAGATGAAACCGGTTTAGATGTAGAAAATATAGGTTTAATATCAACAACAATTTCTCCTAGTACTAATACTTCATACCCAAGTTTAGCATCAGGAGAATTTGGAGGTAAAAGTGATAACTTTAATCAAATATATACTCCAACTAGTACTTATTTAAACACATTTAATCCTAATACCCAACCTAATACTATTATTCAAGGCCAAACAGGATTAGACAATATTAACCCAGCATCTGCTCCCACAACTACCACACCAGTAGATCCTACTCAATATCCAAATCAATCAACAGGTGAATTTAGATCTAATTCTAACCAATATTCTTCACAATACGGACCTAACAATACTTATGAAAATAATTATGTTAATAATCCTATAAACTTTGACACACTACAACCAACAACATTAGATGAAACAGGTTTAGATAACACTAATTCTAATGCAGCTCCTACAACAACTGTTCCTTTTGATCCTACTCAATATCCACAGTTTGTTCAAGGTGAATTTAATAGTGGACCTAATTTATATAGCCAAGTTTGGGGTCCTAATAATCAATACATTATTAATTATAACCCTAATATACAATCTGATACTATTATTCAAGGCCAAACAGGGTTAGATAATATAAATCCTATATCTGCTCCTACTACAACTACACCTTCAACCCCTACTAATTATCCAAATCAAGCTACAGGAGAATTTGGAGGAGCATCTACTCAATATATCTCACAGTATGGACCTAACAACACATATGAGAGTGCTTATGTTAATAGTCCTGTTAATTTTGATACATTACAATCAACAACTTTAGATGAAACAGGTTTAGACAATACAAATCCTCAATTTGTTCCTACTACTTTAGTACCTATAGATAATACTTCATACCCAGCTCCCCCACAAACAAATTTAGGAGAATTTAATGGAGCATTACCTACCACTAATTTTACTCCTCAATATAATCCTGGATTTGGTTATTTAAACACCTATAGTAATATAATTACTTTAGCAGGTAATGCTCAAGTCAATACACTCAGCCAAACAGGTTTAGATGTAGAAAACCCCAATACTATAACATTTACCCCTAATGCTATTAGTGCTCCTACCACCTATCCTACTTTAGCATCAGGAGAATTTGGAAGTGTATCTAACCAATATACTCAAATTTGGAATCCAATTAATCAATATATTAATGGTTATAATCCTCTTACCCAACCTAATACTTTAGGTCAAACTGGATTAGATAACACTAATAGCAATTTCGCTCCAACTACTACCACACCAGGTGTATTTACTCAATATCCACAATTTACTCAAGGAGAATTTAATGGGGCCCCAACTCAATTTAACCAGATATGGGATTTTAATAACAAATATATTATTAGTTATAACCCTAATATACAACCAAGTACACTTTCACTCACTGGATTAGACAATACTGATAATACAACTGCTCCTACAACAACAACTCCAAGTACTATAACTCAATATCCATCTATAGCTACAGGTGAATTTGGAGGAGCATCTAATCAATATACTCAAGTATGGAGTTCAAATAATACTTACGATGCTAACTATAATCCTAATACTCAACCAAATACTTTAGATCAAACTGGATTAGATATTGAGGATCAAAACTTAGTTTCTACTACAACTACTCCTTCAACTGTGACTCAATACCCACAATTTGTACAAGGAGAATTTAATACTGCTCCAAACCAATATACTCAAGTTTGGGGGCCTACTAATCAATATATTATTAATTATAACCCTAATATACAGCCTAACACTGTTTTAGGTGGTGAAACAGGTTTAGATAATACAAATTTACTAGCGTTTAATACTACTTTTGTACCTAATACTATAACTGCTCCTACAAACTATCCTCAACCTGCCCAAACATACTTAGGTGAGTTTCAAGGAGCACCATCACAATTTACACCACTATATAACCCAAATCCAGGACAAAGTTACCTAGATAATTATAATGCTATTATTAGCAATGCTGGTAATCAACAAGTTAATACTTTAGGACAAACTGATTTAGATAATAGTAACAGCAATTCATCTCCAACTACAGTTCAAAATATTGACCCAACAATTTATCCTTTATTTGTTCAAGGAGAATTTAACGGAGCACCTAACTTATTTAGTCAAATATGGGGACCAGGATTTGGTTATTATTTAAATTCAAATCCAAGTGCTCAAACTAATACATTAAGCCAAACAGGTTTAGACATTGAAGATATTAATAAAGTTACTACAACAACATCACCAAATACAATAACTGTTTATCCTCCTGAAGTAACAGGTGAGTTAGGTTCAGCTCCAACTCAATATTCACAAGAATGGATTCCTACAAAGAAATATTATAATTTTATGAAGGAAAATTACGAAGCTAGGTAATTGTATATATTTATATAAGAATAAAGTTATAGTAAATAAAATTTATGGAAAATCAATTTAAAATGCCGACAGAAATTGTCGAATTACCTTCTCAAGGTCTAGTCTATTCAGAATCATCTCCTTTATCAAGTGGTAAAATTGAGATGAAATATATGACAGCTCGTGAAGAAGATATATTAACCAACCAAAATTATATCAGTAAAGGTACAGTATTAGATGAGTTAGTCAAATCACTCATTGTTTCCGATGTAGATTATGGAGACCTAATTGTAGGCGATAAAAACGCTGTTCTAGTAGCAGCTCGCATATTAGGATATGGTAAAGATTATACATTTACTTGGGGTGGTGAGACACAAGAAGTAGATTTAACTACAATTGAAAACAAACCTCTAGATACTAAAGTATTTAAAAAAGGACAAAACGATTTTAATTTTACTTTACCTCACTCAGGTATTCCTATTACCTTTAAATTATTAACAGGTAAAGATGAGAAAAAAATAAATGCTGAATTAGAAGGGCTTAAAAAAATAAACAAAAATTCTTCAGCAGACTTATCAACAAGAATGAAATATATTATCACCTCAGTTGGAGGAAATAGAGAAATGAAAGACATTCGTGAATTTGTTGATAATCAATTGTTAGCTCGTGACTCCAGAGCGTTAAGGGAGTACATAAAGGAGGTTCAGCCAGACGTTGATCTGACCTTTTTTCCCGAAGGAAGTGATCTCAAAGTCGCTATTCCAGTTGGACTTAGCTTTTTTTGGCCTGACATCTGATAATATCCCTATAATAAGGGCTAATTTATTTTCTCAAATTCATGAAATAGTTTTTCATGGTCAAGGTGGCTATGATTGGGAAACAGTCTACAATATGCCTGTTTGGTTACGTAAATTTACTTTTAATAAAATGAGAGAATATTATGAAAAACAAAATGCTTCTCAAAATGAAGATTTAGCTACTCAATCTCAAAAGATTAAAGAAGGAAAAATAGACTTACCATCACATTATAAAGGTAAGATGGGGAAAACACCTAAATATTAATCCTTTAATTCTTAAATATTTATCATATATACTTAAATTATGGCAAATAACCAATTATCCGCTAGAGAATTAGAAGAGTTAAAAAAATTATACCGAGATATTGATAGTTATACTCAATCTCAAGCTGAAGCAGCGGCTTTAAATGCCCAAAATATTGGTGTAGCTCGTGGAGAATTAGAAAGACTACGTAGAGAATATGCTAAATTAGCCTCAGATGTTAGTAATGCTTTAGATATTTTTCACCAAATTACCCAAGAAATTAGTAAACAAAATTTAGGTATAAATGAATCTAAAAAAGGATATAGAGGATTAACATCAATAGCTGAAAAAATTCAACAATATCAACAAGGAATTACTAATTTATCTTCTAAAGAAGTTGAAAAATTAAAAGATAAAGTAAAACAAGAGCAATTAAGGTTAAAAAATACTCAAAATTTATTAAATCTAAATAGACAAGAACAAGAAACTTTAAAGGCTCGAAATGAAGCAATTCAAACAAGTCTTGAAAATCAAATTAGACAAGCGCAACAACAAGGAGCTTTTACTGGATATTTAGATCGTAGACTTCAAGTAATTAAAGACCGACATAAATCTATAGAAAAAGAACTTCAAAATATTAATACTGCTTATACTAACAATCAAGCTATTATTGAAGAAAATGATGAAGGCATTAAAGGTTTAAATCGTTCTTTAGAAGTAACTGAAAAAGAAGTTAAAGATATAGAAAAAGCTATGGGATTAGCTGGAGCTGCTTTAAAAGGAGTTAACAAAATCCCAATATTAAAAGATTTACCAGGAATGTCTGATGTTTTAGGTGAGGTTGAAGAAAAAATTAAAAGGATAAATAAAGAACGAGAAGCAGAAGGAAAAGCACCTCTTAATAGAGCACAAGCTTTAGGAGTAACTTTTAAAAGTATGGGTCCTGTTATAAAAAATGCTCTTACAGATCCATTAGTTCTTGGAGGATTTTTACTTAAAGGTATAATAGATATATTTAAGTCCATTGATGAGGGAGCAGGTAAATTAGCTAAAAGCATGGATATGTCTTATAGTGGAGCTTTAGGTCTTAGACAACAACTATCATCTATAGCTACCTCTTCTAATGATGTTGCAGTTAACACTAAAGGTCTTCAAGAAAGTTATATGGCTATTGGACAAGCTTTAGGAGCTAACGCTGATATAAATAAAGAAGATTTAATTACTTTTACTAAATTAAGAGAACAAGCTGGATTCACTAATGAAGAATTAACAGCTATGTATAAAATGTCTTTAGTAACAGGTAAAAGTGTTGAACAAACATCCGAAGAATTTTTAGGTGGAGCTGAAGCATTAGCGGCTCAAAAAGGTTTAGCGATAAATGTTAAACAGTTAATGAAAGAAACATTAAATGCTTCTGCAGCTATGAAATTATCTATTGGTGGAGGAGCAAAAGGATTAGCTGAAGCTGCTATTCAAGCTAAAGCATTAGGTGTAACATTAGATCAAGTAGATAAAATAGCAGGATCATTACTTCAATTTGAAGATAGTATCACAGCTGAATTAGAAGCAGAATTATTAACTGGCAAGCAAATTAATCTTGAAAGAGCTAGATTAGCAGCCCTAAATGGAGACATAGCAACAGTAGCAGAAGAAATCAATAACCAAATTGGAGGATCAGCTGAATTTAGTAAAATGAATCGTATTCAACAAGAAGCATTTGCTAAAGCTGTTGGTATGAGTAGAGAAGAATTGGCTGCTTCATTAGTTGAACAAGAAGCATTACAAAAAGTAGGAGCCAAAACAGCTGAAGAAGCTAAAGCTAAATATGAGGAATATCGTAAAACTATGACAGCTGAAGAAGCAGCTGCTAAGTTAGGCGATGATGCTTTAGCTAGACAATATGAACAACAAAGTGTTCAAGAACGTTTTAATCAAGCTGTTGAAAAATTAAAAGATATATTTGTTAGCATAGCAGATGGCCCTATAAGTTCAATTTTAAATGCTTTTGCTACTATATTATCTAACTCAACAGCTATAAAAGTAATTATAGGAGCATTAGGTGGGTTAGCAGGATTATGGGCATTTTCAATGATTCAAGGAGCAATAGCAGCTATAGCCTCAGCATCTGCTTTAACTTTAGGCTTAGGAGCATTAGCTATAGCAGCAGGTATAGGAACAGCGGTATATGCTATGAACTCTGCTTCTAACTCAGCTGAAAGTAGCGCCGCTCAAGTAAAAGATGGAGCAATGGGACTTGACCCAAATGGTGGACCAGTTGTATCTTCATTCCAGCAAGGAGAATTAAAACCAGTTATGCAAGGTATTAAACAAGACAAAGCATATCTTACTACTAATAAACCAACTACCGCTTCATCTGCACCTGCTTCTTCACCTCAAACTATAGTTATTCATACTCATGTAATGTTAAATGAAAAAGAAATAGCTACTGCTGTGAATGAAACAAACTTAACAAATACTGTTAAACCCCAATAATATCTAATATTTATAATAAATTATAATTATGGGACTAATAGATAAATTACAACAAGGAGATTCAAATTTAACTCCATTTAATGGAAATACACCTCCTACTAACCCATTAGCAACAGCTCAATCCAAAATGCATGATAGTTATTCTATCACAGGACAAAATGCTGGAACAGTTAATGCTGATTATCAACAGTATTTAGATGGAGCATTAAACATTTTACCAACTCCATCACAATTAGATTTAGGTGGAGTTAACCCATCTATCTCACCTACAGGACAAGCTCTACCTTATACTTTAAACCAGCCTAAATAATGCCCGCCTTAATAGACCTAAAAACTAATTTAAAGTCTTTAGGATATGGAGATGACAGACCTGGAGGAGCATCTAGTGATCAACCTTATATCCAAATCCCAATACCTGAGGAAAGGGTATTGACTTCTCCTGATTTTTTATTACGAAATGGATATTTAAATCCTCAAAGTTCATTAGAGGATGTTAGTAGATTAACAAAATATTTTACTGATATTAAATCTCCAAATGGAATTTTATTCACAACTAAACAAGAGTTATTAGAAAGACAAAACCCTAAATTAGTAAATATTAATAGGGTGTATAACCCATTTTCTACTATACTTCAAGCAGGTGTAGTATCCACAGGAGGACATTTAAATAAACAAGGTATAAGTCCAAATGAACCAAGTTATTATGTAGGTGGAACATATGGTTATTATTTCGCTACTAGAGGTTTTGGTACATCCCCATCATTACAAACATTATCAGATGGAACAATAGAAAATCGTTTAACAATAGCATATACTGCTAAAATAGCTAAACAAGAATTAGGTCCACTAAGTATAAATCCATTTGGCATAACTAACATAACAAACAATACATTACTATCATATTCTGGAGGACCAGGAGCTCCATTAGGTATAGGATTAACTAATATTAGAATACAAAATCCAACAAGAGATGTTGAAAATATAAAACTAGAATCTAAATTTCAACCATCTTATGTTTCAACTGATATAAAAGACCCTAAATATTTAGTAATTAGTAATGGAAAACGCCCATCTATAAATTGGAAATATAACCCAAGGATAGAAAATCCTGGAGTATCAAATGCTTTTATATTTCAACAAAATTTAGAAGAAAATCAAACTCCATTTTATCCTGATGACAGTACTAATTTACTTTTAAATAGAAAAGATATACCCGCATCGTCTGTAGATACTAATAATGATATTTATTTATTTGATTATAGTCAATCTTTTTCTCAAGAGTCTAAATTTACTTACAAATCAACTGCTTTAGTAGGTATTAAAGATTTTAGACAAACTATAAATGATAACGAAGGAGAAAACGTAATTCCATCTACAGACTATTCTATATTTAATAGAGAAACTAAGTACAAAACCTCAGTAACAACATATCAAGGTAATTTTAAAAACGGAGAAAGAATTCTTGATCCGAACATAGCTATATCACTAGATCAAAATGAATTAGGCATGATGGGTGAAGATATTGTTGATTTTAATTTTACTCTTATTCTTAATGATAATCCAAATGATGATCAAAATCGATTAATTGATTTTAAAGCATACATTGAAACATGGAGTGATAGTGCTCAAGGTGAATGGAATGGTATAAAATATATGGGTCGTGCTGAAAATCTTTATAAATATAATGGATTCTCTAGAGCAGGATCAGTTACTTTTGTAGTACCTACTTTATCTAGAGGAGATATGATCTCTAATTATCGTAAGTTAAATGCTTTAATGTGGGCTGTAGCACCATCATATTCTGATATCTCTACACCTATTCCAGGATTAATGAGGGGGTCTATAGTTAATTTTACAATGGGTAACTATTTCCGAAGAATGCCTTGTATTATTAAAAGTATTAATTATACTGAGGTAGAAGGTATGGGTTGGGATATAAACCGAGACACATTAGGTCAAATACTCCCAACAGATAATGATTTATATGTTGGGCAATTACCTAAAGGAATTAGAGTACAAGTTGACTTTACACCACTTCATAATTTTGTTCCACAATATGGAGAAGCATTTATTGGACAAGACTCAATATATATTCCACCATTAACTGGAAAGTCAATATGGAAGACAAAAACCTTTAAAGATTCACAAGGTGAAGACGTAGTAGACGCTATAACAGATAAACTAGACACTACATCTAGATTAAACTACAATATTTAATGAACCGTTACCAAGACATAAAAAAAATAAAAAACTTAGAAGGTATTACTTATTATAGAGATAATAAATACCCTATTATCCCTTTATCATTAAATGATATATGGGTAATAACTACCTCTGAAGATCGTTATGATAGGTTAGCTCAACAATACTATAATGATTATACATTATGGTGGGTTATTTCTATAGCAAATGATAACCTACCTCAAAATTCTTTATATCCTCCTGAAGGAACACAAATACGTATACCAACAAATGTAAGTGAGATATTATCTAATTACAACAAATTAAATTCATAAGTTATGGCTGGAGGAATAGTAGGACCACCTTTTGAAGAATGGGTTTCTAAACAAATAGATGTTAGACAAAAACTTAATAGATTAACCAATAATAAATTAACTTTATTAGAAGGACAAGAAGTTAATCAGTATGATGTTCTTAGATATCAAAATTCTAATACAGCTTTTTTACGCTTAAGCTCAGGTGTAAATATAGACTCAGTTGTTAAAGGTATACCAGAAGAATTACAAGGCAATAAGTTAGCTAAATCATTCCAATTATTTTCAACACGATTTACACCTAACCCAGACTCAAATATATCTGAATTTGCTACAGGAGTAGAATTAGGCACAAACTCAGCATATGGATGGAAATCAACATCGGGATATGGTTTTGTCCCTCCTCCAGGTTTAGTTTCAGCTGATATTAAATCATTAAACCAAGGTTCATTAAGAGATACTACTATACAAATTTTATGTCATAGTATGGAACAATTTGAAATAATTGAAAAACTATATCTAAGACTAGGTTATACTATGTTATTAGAATGGGGGTGGGCAATGTATTTTACTAATCCAGGACAACATGGCGTAGCTAATTCTACACTTAAAAATTCATATCATAATATAGCTACTGATAATTTTTTCTTTAATAATAGTTCAAATTATATATCTATTCTAAATGAAATCGAAGTTGATAGAAAAAATTCAAATGGTAACTATGATGCTTTAGTAGGAGTAGTTAAAAATTATTCTTGGAATTTAGAAAAAGATGGGAGTTATAATATTACATTATCCTTAATTTCAGTAGGATCAGTCATTGATTCTATAAAATCAAATTCTACTCATAATACTAACTCAGCAACAACTACTGCTACTAATGATCAAACAGCTATAGAATATAATAAAGATAAATCTACTCTTAATAAAATATTATATTACCTAACATCATTATTTAGCACCTCAAATATGAATGAGGTTGTTAAGAATGGAAGTTTTACTGAAGCTGCAAAAATAGGAGCAGGTATAGGATTAACACCTAGCCAAAATAATAATAATACCTCTTCAACTATTGATTTAGCTCGATTTCCATTTAATAAATTAAACGGAGTAGAAGATGATCAAGCATATAAAGGTGAATATTATATGAAACTAGGTTGTTTATTACGAACAATTCAAAACTTTATATTATACTATAGCAAAGACAATAACAACCAGGCATTAATTAATTTTGATTTTGACCCAGAGGATAATTTTATGTTTACTATCCCACGTCAAATTAGTTTAGATCCTAGAGTATGTTTAATTCAACCTTCATCTAAAGTATTTGAGAACTTAGCTAATCCTAGTGAAACAACATTTGACAGACAAAAAAATGGATTTTATGCTATTCCTATTACTTATAGTTGGCAAGCTATAGAATTTCAAGATGATAGATTAGAATTTTCAAGAGGTGAAAGATTTTTAAAATCAAGTGTATTATATGCTGATGGTTCTAGTGGAGATGAAAAAGACATAAATGCTTATTATGCTTCATTATATGTATCTTTTATAGGATATACAGGAGATGCTCCTGATTTTGAAGAAGACACAGCTAATAATAGAACAGAAGCTAATAATTTTTTAGCCACTAATATAAAATCTAATGTAGTGACTAAAACAACAGGGGAAAAAGTAATATTAGGTGATGATAAGATACCTGAAATTTTTAAACAAAATGTCACAGCCCCAGATCTTCAAGGAGTATTAGACGTTTATTCAGGCAAAACTACAGATGCTGATGATTTTATAAACATCTTAACTCCAATAACTAATGGGGGAACAGCTCAAGCTGGAGGGTTCTCAACATTTAAAAAGCAATATGAGTTACAATCTGGAGATGTAGGAAAAACATTTTTAGTATCTAAACCATCAAAAACCTCAGTTAAAAAAACATTTGCTAGTGATGAAGGTGGGGGTGAAATTCATAATATCACAATTATTATCAGCACATACTCTATAACATATTGGAAGATTGGAAACACAGTTGATGATCAATTAACAGCAGATTCTGATAAAACTGAAAATAACGATCCTAATTATAATGTTAATGTATATAAAAGAATAGAAAACTCAGACTTTAGAATAGCTAAGTATGATTATATAGGTAAAAGTATGAATATACTTGTTAACACAAATTTTATTGCTCAAACTTTAGAAAGATATGTTGACATTAGTACAGGAAATATTTCACTATATGACTTTTTAGATAAATTATTAATAGGAATTCAAAATGCTTTAGGTAATATAAATAATTTTAATATATTATATGACGAAAATAAAAATTCATTTAAAATAGTAGACCGTACATTTATCCCAGGAATGAATCAGTATAAACCTGATCTATTTAAAAATACTGTTCCTAAATTCATAACTCATACTTTAGATATAGATAATGGAAGTTTTGTAAGAGATGCGACTGTTAAAACTAAATTATCAAATAATTTTGCTACCCAAGTATCAGTAGGTGCTCAAGCTAATGGTAATGTAGTAGGAGAAAACGCTACTGCTTTAAGCAAATGGAATAAAGGATTAATAGATCGTATTAATAAAGATAAAGGAGCAGCAGGTAATACACCAACAGGCACAGCTGATAATGATTATTTATCTAATGTAAATATTTTTACAAGTTTATATGGAGAAATAAATCAAGGTATAATAGGTTCAAAACAAATTGATGCTTGGAAAAACCCATGTATTGATTTATTTAAATATGAAATAGGAACATTTGTTAATCAAGATATTATTCCTGGAGTTGGATTTCTTCCTATTGATCTAGAATTAACAATGGATGGTTTAAGTGGTATGAAACTATTTGAATCATACACTGCTGATGATAGACTATTGCCTATTAATTATAGAGATAGAATACAATTTATTGTAACTGGATTGTCCCATAAAATAGCAAATAATGATTGGACAACTACAGTTACTAGTATATCTGGACCAAAATGGGATGGGATAGTAGCTAAAGAAGCTCCAAACATCACAGTACTTACCTCAAACGCTAATACAACCCAACAACCAGCAACTTCACCATCACCATCCCCATCTACAATTTTACCTCCAGGTTCATCAACTACTGAGAATCAAAAATCTTTAATCAAACAGGCAGCGAACGCAACATATGTTAATACTCCTCCTGATGCTCAAAATGATGCCGATCCTGCAATGTGTGGTAGAGGAACGTATAATGTAGCTCGAAATTTAGTTGAATTACAAAAAGGAAGAAGCGCTACTCAAGGCCAAAATATTCGCGCTGGTGGAAATGCTAATAGTAGTGACTATTGGAATAAATTAATAGCACTAGGATACACACAATATAATGTAGGAAATAATTTGACAAAAACTCAAGTAAAAGACTACATAAGTAATGGAGTCCCAGATACTTCAGGTGCAAATCAACCTTGGGTAGAAGGAGATGTTATAGTATACTATTCTAGTGATAATAAAAAATTCCATACTCAAATATATGTTGGTGATTGGAATACTTCTAATTGGGCATGTGATAGAAAAAATAACTATGGCTTAGGATTTGTATATAGTAATCCAAAAACAAATCCTCAAAATAGTTATACATTTTTAGTATTTAAAGCCCCTATAGCATCATGACCTATTACCCTAAAAATAAAATAAAAACTAACCAAATTGCTACAGAACTTAATAATTTATATATATTAAGCAGTGGAGTAAGATATTATGGTTTCTATTATAAATTATATAATGGTGAAAGATATACTGGAAAATTTCCTGGAGATGGATTAAATCAATTACTTGGTGTAATTAATGAAGGTTTAATATTTCCTCCTACTATTCCATCACTCACGACATCTTTTGTTCCACCTTTATATCCAACTGAACAAGATTACAAAAATGGGATGTTTACTAGATACTTTTCTAAAAAAAGAAATGAATATTTATTTGAAGAATTAACAAAAGATCAATATGATAAATTGAATAATTCTAAAAATCCAATGTTTACTCTTTATAATCCATTTTTTATTCAATGGATGTTAACAGGTGAAAAACAAACTGTAGCAGATTATAATTTTTATTCAATTAAAAAAGCTGAAACAACAGAGGATGTATTAGGATTAAATGAATTTTTAAAAATGGATTATTTAAAATATTATAAGTAATGGCTGAACAAACTATATTTGATCAATTAAATACAAATGTAGACTCATATGAGACTAAGGTTCTTAATGCTACTACTGTAACTTCATTCCGGGCTTTAGGAACAAGTGGAGAGATAATATTTGACTCAAACCAACAAATCATCCCTGGTACATTAGATACTACAGTCTCTTTAGCAGCTACAGCCTCATATGTAAGACCATTAACTCAAAGTGTATCTATAACAGGAAATTTAACGGTTGGTGGTACAGCATATTTAAATAGTGTTATAGCAGTTACATCTTCATATAGTAGTGGATCTACAATATTTGGAGATGCTTTAAATGACACTCACCAATTTACAGGTAGTGTTTTTATAACAGGGTCATCATTTACTTGGAATGGTAGCACTTTAATAGCTAGTAATGTTACTAGTTCTATGAGTGTACTAAATGCTCAAACCGCTTCATTCATTAATGGAGGTACATTTTAATGAGTGTAAGAACGCCATTTCAGTGGGGTAATGCAAATTTCTTTTGGGAGTCGAATCCATTTTCGAACCAGAGTAAAAATCCGTTTACCTGGGATGATTGCGCACTTATAACCGAGGTAGTAGAGGCATTAGGTGGAGGATATACACCAGATGATTTCTTTGGTAAACATCCAGATAAGAAAAAGAAATTCATAAAATTGCTTTGTAAAGTAGAAGGTAAAGAATATAAAGAAACTAAAGAAGTACTAGAACATAAAATACGTATATCGGACGTATCCTTAGTAGCTAAGGAAGTCTTAGGTATAAACATAAAAGTAGAAATGTAATGTATAAATTATTTACTGATAAAACTGAAGTATTTGAGTGTAATATTAAACTTGAAGGAGCTTCATTAAAAAACAGTCAAGCAAGATTAATCATCGAATCAGAAGATGTTAATCTAATGTTTGAAGGAACCATTAATAAAGATGGTAAGTGTTCAATACCTATTAAAAAATTAAAAGGTCTTTTAGAAGATAGTACCTCAGGTCAAATAAAGCTTGAGGTTATAGCAGAGGATACGTATTTTACACCTTGGAAGTCAGAATTTGTAGTTGAAGCGTCTCGTAAAGTAACTGTAGAAGTTAAATCAAATGATGCTGAGATTATAAAAGAAAATACTCCTAAAATTCAAATTACAGGAATTGAAGAAGTAGACCCAGTAACTGAACATATTATTCGATTAGTTAAAATGTTAGTTAAAGAAGATATTAATCTTAAAAACTTAACAGTTAAAAAAGACAAATTAAATAATATAGTTGGTACTTATTTAAATGAAAATAAAATTGAACAAAAAGTAGTTCAAGATATTATAAATGGGATTATAGAAAAACTCCCACAAAAATAATTAAATAAAAGTTATGCCTAATCAATGGGATCTTACAGGCAAAAATATAGAAAACACCTACCAGCGAGTATTACAAACTCCGGATGGTGTAAATATATTTGATGGAACTGGTTCTGCATTCACAGTTACTGCTGTGGCAGCTCCTGCTGGTCCTAATCAATCAATTCAATTTAATGATGCTAACACTACAAGTGGTAGTGGTAATTTTACTTTTGACAAGATTAACAATATAGTTAATTTAACAGGTAGTTTGATAGCTACTTCATTCACAGGTAGTTTACAAGGCACAGCATCATGGGCTAATAATGCTATACAAGCAGTAAGTGCTTCATTTGCCTCTAATGGAGGTGTAACTCGATTACTAGCAGGACCTAATATCACATTATCACCAACTACTGGGATCGGGCAAGTGACAATTAGTTCAACTGGAGGAGGAGGAGGTGGGTTTAATACTGCAACTGGTTCTTATGGTAGTTTCTATGACACAACCACCCAAACTAACCCAGTAGGTAATGTTCCCCGTTCAATGTCTTTTAATACAACAGACATTTCAAATGGGGTATCAATATCTGGATCAACAAATCCTTTTAACACTTATATTAAAATAGAAAACGCTGGAGTATATGATATTCAATTTTCAGCTCAACTTGATAAAACAGATAGTGGAACAGATGAGATAGTAATTTGGCTTAGAAAAAATGGTGTTGATCTTACTGATACTGCTACTACTATTAGTTTAGTAGGTAATAATGCTAAAAATGTAGCAGCTTGGAATTTCTTTGTTAACTCCGCAGCAAACGATTATTATCAATTGATATGGTATTCACCAGACACTGCTATAAGGCTATTAGCGGAAGTTGCTGGAGGAGGACATCCAGGAATACCATCAGTAATATTAACAGTAAATAGAGTAGATCAATTTTTAAGTAATACAGGTTCATTTAGTGGTTCATTTACAGGATCTTTACAAGGAACAGCTAGTTTTGCTTTAACAGCATCATACTTTGATGGAATAATAAATGGAGGTACTTTTTAATATTTATACAAGACAATGGCTACAATAATAATAAAAAATAGTACAGGCTCAGGAGTAGTACCTTCATCATTAGTTCAAGGCGAATTAGCTATTAATACTAAAGATGGAAAATTATACTATGGTAGTGGGTCAGGTAATGTTGTAAAAGAATTTACAGGTAGTGGAGGATCTTCTTTTCCTTACACTGGTTCAGCTATAATTACTGGTTCATTAACTGTAACAGGAAGTATAAGAGCAACAGCAGGTATAACTGGGAGCCTACAAGGAACTTCAAGTTGGGCATCAAATGCTTTATTTGCTAATGGAGCTACTTATGCTAATCAAATATATATAGCGGAAAATGTATCACCTGGTACTTACAGCATACCTGTATATCCAGATGGAGGATTTGGTGGTAATAATCAATTACTTAATGCTAATATAACATATGATTATAATACCCAAGCATTAACAGTAAATAATATTACTGCTAGTAATGGATTATTTGGAACAGCAAGTTGGGCTAGAAATGCTTTAACATCATCTTTATCATTAAGAGCATCAGGTTCATTAACAGGTAGTTTACTAGGTACAGCGAGTTATGTGAGTGGAAGTATATTTACAAATACTAACCCCGTATTATCAGCTAGTTACGCATTATCAGCTAGTTATGCTTTAACAGCTTCATTCTTACCAATAGGAACATATCAAATAACCTCCAGTTGGGCTCAAAGTGCTTCTCAAGCTACAACTGCTTCATATGTCACAGGTTCTATACATAACAGCTCCAACCCAGCTTTATCAGCTTCTTATGCTTTAACTGCTTCATATGCTTTAAATGCGGGTAGTGGAGGTGGTGGAGGTACAAATTTAGGATTAGTATATGCGGTTTCAATAGGCTATTTTATGCCTTAATAATATTTATAATAAATTAAAATAAAAATATGGCTCAAAATACAGCACCAATTTTTACACAAACACCAAACCTAGGTTTTGGTTCAATTAACACACTCAATAACACTTTTGACATGACTACAGGTACTAGTGCTTCTTTATTCGTAGCCGGAACTAGTGGGAGTTATGTTAATAAAATACGAGTTAAACCATCAGGTTCAACCGGAGCTACTGTTTTAAGATTTTTTTTAAATAATGGTTCAGCTACAACTAATGGAGCTAATAATTCATTATATGCTGAGTTATCCATTCCTGTTATAACATCATCGTCTATACTAGCACAAAATGATTTTGAAGTCCCACTTAATGTAGCCATACCAGCTAGTTACGTTATTTATGGAGTTTCAGGTACAGCACCGGGAGCTGGAACAGGATTTGAAGTAACAACAGTAGGAGGAGATTATTAATATGGAAATCAAATATGATAAATATCAAATGACTAATCCATATGAATGTATAGTCATTGTTAAATATGTTAATGG